ATGGTTCCCTGAAGATCGTTATAGTTGGGTAAGAAAAGAGTTTGCTAAGGCTGCCGCAGCTAAGAAAGGTGAGAAACAAAATATGGGTGAGGAGTTACTTATAATGAATTACTAATTTTTTTTATTTCTTGGATATTTATATTAAAAAAAGTCAATATGGAATTAGTTGGAATTTTATCAAAAGTCGTTAAAGAAAACGTAAATATTAAAAAAATATTATTGGAGTATCCTGAATCCACAGTAAAGAAATTATTGGATAAGTTTACTAAAGAAACTGATGATACTGAGGATGAAATCAAGAAAACAATATCTGATTTTGAAAGATTTAAAGCGGCATTTGATAATGAAGATAAAGATATATTCAAACATAGTTATGAAAAAGTAAAGCAACTTGTTGCGGATAAATCCACAAAGCAAAAAACCAAAAAAGATCTTGAGAGTATTGCACAAGAATTTGTGACTAAACACAAAGGTGTTGACTTACAATTAGTTAAAACAAATATTAAAAAATATTTTGAGTTAAAAACATTATTCCCCGATCAAAAGTTATTCAAAAGAGATGTTACCGATTTAAACCCATCTCAATTAAATGATTTAGTTAATAGATTTTTTGGTAGATTTGATGACAATGGTGAGAATGAATTAACAAAAAGAATGACAGAAAAATTTATGAAGGATAATCCTGATGATGATCCATTAACAGTTATTCTTCCTAGGGTTAAAAGATTTGTGAGACACTTCGAATCAATTCCATTAAATGCTAAATTAACTGCGTTTATGACATTTGATGAGTTTGAGCATTTGGTTGATGGTTACACACCAATGGGTGAAGATGAATATAGTTTACCTGATATTGATTTAGATGACGTTGATATTGCATATGAAGATGATAACATATTAATTTTTGCTCCTGATGAAAAACAACAATGTATTAATATTAGAAAAAAACACGCTCCCGATAGAAGATGGTGTACATCTTGGGAAGGATCAAGTAATTACTACTACAATTATAGATTAAATCAAAACTTAACATTATATTATGTTATTAGTAAGAATTTACCTGAATCAGATGTTAATTATGCTGTTGTTGTCCTTGTTGATAGATGGGGAGGAATGAGATTGGCGGATGGTACCAATTCAGGTAGATATGCCGGAGCTACAGAAATTGATTGGGACGAAATTACTAGAAAGGTTCCGGCATTACAAGGTAAAAAAGAATATCTTGAACCAAAACCATTTAGTAATGAGGATCAAGAAAAAATGCAGAGATATAAATCTTATAACCTAAGAACTAACGATCCGATACAAGAGTTAGGTAGTGTTGAAGAAGTTGAATTATGGATGGAATTAAGAGGTCCCGATTTCACTAACATGAGTAACGGTGTTGAAATATTTGCTAATTTACCTGAAGAACTACAAAAGAAATATATTGGTTTAGGAACTGAGTTAAATGGTGGAATGGTTAAGGTCCTTAAAGATGGGGCTATGTCTTATTATGTTTCAAAGAAAAAAGAAAAATTACTTACAAAAACATTAAGTCAGTTAACTTCAAGCGATATTGAGACAATTAAAACCAAAGAAATGAGACCGTATTTCAGACAACTTAAAAGAAAATACGCTCAAGAGTTAACATCTAAGGATACAGGAACATTTGTTCAATTGGAATATCCTAAAGATGATGCATCTAAATACATTGCACTATTTGGTTTTGAGGAATATTTTGATTCAATTCCTGATAATGTTGAATTCATTAATATGGAAAATAAATCAAATGATGTCATCGCAATGGATCTACCCGAAAGTATTGGAAAATTTACTGAACTTACAACTTTGGTAATTGATAATATGGTTAAGTCGATACCTGAAAGTATTGGAAACTGTAGACAATTATCATTTTTAAATTTAACAAACAACCCTGAGTTAGATAAGTTACCTGAATCTATTTCTAAATTAACTTGTTTAGAATTCTTTTCAATTATGGGATCAAATCCTAATATCAAGATACCTAAAAAATTAGAAGAATATATGACACCTGATGAGGATTTTTGGTTTATTCATTTCCCTGAAGATATGAAACAACACTGTACTGGATTAGGGAAATTCTAAAATATAAAATATGAAAAATATAGATGTTGAAGTATACATAAGACAAATGATAACTTTTTTTGAAAATAACCCCGGTGATTTTATGGATTTAGTGGGTACAGCACAAAAAGATTTGTTCTACCAAAAGATGAAAGAAAAATCATTGGAAAATGTGGAAAAGGGGGAAGATTATATTTTAACAAAACAACAAATATTAGATATTGTTTTAGAGTTAAAGGCACCTGAATTATTTGAAAAGTTGGCATCAATAGAAAAAATTGAACAACATATAATGAAAACAAAATTCGGTGATATATTTTTAAATTAAAAAAAATCAAAAAATTATTGTGGTTTATAAAAAAAGTGTTATCTTTGTGGTATAATTAAATTTTATACTTATGATTTACACACCAGAATTAATTAAAAAAGTGGCACCATCGGTGTTTGCAACGGAACCTTCAAGTAAGTTGACTAACAAATATTCATTCGTACCTACGGATCAGGTAATTGAATATTTTTTGAGAGAAGGTTGGGATGTTTCCTCAGCACATCAAACGGGTAAAGGTATTCATGCGTTACACGAGGTTAAGTTTCGTAACAAACAATTACCTGCGGTTGGTGATACTTTAGTTGAGGCGATTGTTCGTAACTCACACAATGGTACTTCAGGTTTTTCTTTAGGTGCTGGTCTTTACCGACTAGTTTGTAGTAATGGTCTTGTTGTTCCTACGTCTGTATCTGAAAGATTTAATATTCGTCATAAGGCATTTACCTTAGATGAGGTAAAAGAACTAACTGAAAGTTTTAGTAAGAAATTACCTAAGATTGAACATTCTGTTGGTAGAATGATGGAAAGAAAATTAACAATTGACGAAAAGATTGATTTTGTTGAGAAATCTTCTAAGTTTAGATGGGCTATTGGTTCTGTTCCTGCGGAGTTAAACATCGAAGAAATTTTAACACCTTTAAGACATGAGGACTCTGGTGACGACCTTTGGTCTACATTCAACATGGTTCAGGAAAAATTTGTCCGAGGAGGTATTGAGTATAAAACAAAAACTGGTCGCAAGTCAAGCTTGAGAAGTTTGAAAAACATATCAAGTTTGAATTATGTTAACACAAAACTTTGGGAAACCGCAGAATCAATGTTATAACTACTACGGGGTCTACGGACCCCTTTTTTTAAATTATGGAAGATAAATATTTTTTAAACGAAAATAACTTTTTGGATATCCTTAAAGATAGACATCAAAAATTATATGGTGTTTTAAAAATTAATAGTCCTTTAAATTTAACACCAGACGTTTTAATACATAAAAACTTTTTGATAGAATATCTTAAAGGTGAGGAATATGGTGGGGAAATAAAACATACCGAAGGAATTTTTAAACATAGATCCGGGTTTTACTTATATTTATCTAAGATTGATTTATCTGAACTAAATTATAATGTGAAAGTTTATTACGATGTGGATCAATATGATGAAGTTAAATTCTTTATAAAAAATTTATCAAAGTTGAACAGTGGTCATTGATCATATAAAATAAAAAAATAAAAAAATGGAAATTACAAGTGTAGAATTAAAAGAAAAAATTAACAATGGTGAAAAATTAATTGTTGAATTTTGGGCTGAATGGTGTGGACCATGTAGAATGATGAAACCAATATTTGAAAGAATATCAAATGAAAATACATCTGATGTTAAGATGTATACAATGAATGTAGATTTAAATAGAGAAGTTGGAGCGTCATTAGGTATTAGAAGTATACCAACGATTAAAGTGATTAATTCTGGTGAAGTTATTGATACAAAAGTTGGGGTACTTAACGAAGGTCAATTAAAAGATATGTTAACCGAATTAATCAATGGATAAGGTTGCGGTTCTTTTTACGATGAAACAATGCCCTTTTTGTCATATGTTAAAAGAAATGTTAGACAAAGAGGGTATTGAATACGTGGATCGTGATATTCACGAATATGAAGAAGAGTATAACTTATTTGTTGAGGTAACAGAAAATGAATTTGTTCCGGCATTTATGTTAATTGAATCACCTGAAGATAATCCTGTGACTAAATTGTTTGCTCCTGACCGAGATTTTGAAGATATTGAACAAGGCGCTAAAATAATTAAAGAATTTTTTAAAAGATAGATTAGAAGACAATTACGTCTTCCAATCTATCTTGTATTAAATATGGTTTTTCTCCCATAGGATCTAATATATCTTGAGTTAAGTCATAACTTACCACTTTGGATGAAAACTCTTCCAAATCGAAGTTAAATACGTCTAAGATAAGTGATTTGATAATATCTTTATGTAGTCCTTTATCTGTTACTACTTTAATTTTAAAATCTTCATTAGAATCAATTTTTTTGGTGAAGAAAAAATGAACTTCATTGGTCATTATTGTACTATAAACTTGATTAAACATATAGTGGGTGTAATAAACCATTAATCTACCGCAGTTTAAACTATGACCATATGGGAATTCAGAATTAATTGAAATCTCACTTAAAGGTTCAGGTTCCTCAATAAAAGGAATTTTATTAACTTTAATCCATCCCTTCTCAATATTTCCAATTTCTTGATTGTATTTGATAATATCGATAACGTTAAGTGATTTAATCTCCAATGACGTTAATATATCTTGGAATTTTTCGGTAAATTCATCTCTTATTGAATTTATATCTAAAAATGTTTCACTCGTTGTAATTCCATTAATTACATAAAAAGAACCAACATCTGAAACTTGTATAATTGAATTTTCATTTTTATCAATCTTAGATAAAATGAAATCGGCAAATAGATTAACAATGCCTCTTTTTGAATTTTTATTAATTAATCTCATATCTTTTTTTACAATTGATATGGATTTTAAATGAATATATAAATAGTTAAGGTATTTTTACTTAAATGTAAGAGGTTAACATATCATTTATATTTTTCTCAACTTCACGGTAGTCAGGATAATCTGGTATTCTAAAATCTAAATACTGTATTTCATCTTCACCCATTAAATGTTTAATCATTTCGGTGTATGATCCGTGATAATCAAGATTGTCATCGTTATAACCTGAACCTACAAACGTGGATAAAAATAATTTAACATTTCCATAAAAATCTCGGATTTTAATATATGGTCTATAATAAGTTTTTTCGTTTCTTGTTAATGGTTCTTCAATTATATTACCAACAAATAATCTTTCTAATTCTGACATAACACTAGAATATATTTCATTTTCATATGCTGAATTATATGAACTATCGTGTAATGAGTATAATTCGGATTTTAAATCAATAAGATCATTTTTTAAAAGTAGTTTCATTGATTCTTCATCTCTGAGTAGTCCTTCAACATTTTCTGATGTGATTGTAAATTCTCCCAATTCATTTGAAATTTCATCAAAAAATTGAGTGTCGTAATCATCTATTGATAAAATCTGATTACCAATATGTTCAATTATATATTGTGAAAGGTGACTCAAGTTTTCTTTATCTAACACTTCAATTACATCACGATAAACATCATCAGTTGTGTCCCAATATGGGTCCCAAGAATCTTCACCTAAAATTGATTTAGCAACATCTTTAGGTGATGTTGATTGACGAGAATCTTTAAAAAATTCGGATAATTCTTCTCTATCCTTTAATTTGAGATAATAATCCTCACCTCTCAACTCAACATCTGTTAATAGGTTATCACAAATAAATTTTAAAGTTTCCGATGGGTTTTTTTCTAACATATACAAAAGATATCTATTAGATTGTTCATCTGGTACTGATTTATATTCTAACCCATCTAAAATACCTAAAGAATCTAAAAACTCCATTTCAGGAAAATCATCTTCCGGTAATTGATTTATATCAATTCTATCTAATAAATTTTTACTTTTTAAAAATTTTAAAAATGTGGTAGTTTTACGATTAAAAATAGGTGATATGTCATCCCAATCACCATCGTTAAAATTTTGTATTATTTGTTTTAAGTCCATATCTAACTAATAAATATAAAAAAAGGTGGAAAAATAATTCTCCACCTCAACAATTCGCATAACACCTATTACTTATTCTTGTAATATTTCTCAACAATTTTTTTCACAGATTCCTGAACCGTAGCATTTTGTTGTGCTGGTTGAGGTTGTGCTTGTGGTTGAGGTGCCGCTTGTGCTTGATTTTTTTTACATCCGCATCCCATGGTAATTTGTTTTTATTAGGTTTATTTATCTATAAATATCTAAAGATTATTATATTTGTAAAGAATTGAATATTTATTGTTATATGTCAAGAATAGTAGAAATAAAAGGTGGTGATTTAGTTAATTTAATTAAAACTATAATATTTGAAGAAACTGAAGGTGATGATCAATATTATGATATCACACCTGATCAGTATTATATGTTATTAAGATCTGTTAATTATCAAGCTCAGGCAATACCTAAATTACCTATGTTTAAAGGTAAAAAACTTAGAGTTAATGGTCCTGTAAATATAAACGGTAAACCAATAAAAAGTTTGGGTGAAATTACCATAAATGGTCAGCTCACGATTGCTGGAACACAAATAAAAAGTTTAAATGGTGTTGAATACAATTCTCTTGGTGCATACTATAATACACCATATGCTGAAGAAATTGAAAGACGTAAAAGACAAAAAGAAAGAGATGATGCGGATCAAAGAAGAATTGATGATGAATGGAATTTAAATGATACCGATAATACTGGTGAAAGAGCTCATGCGGTATTCCGATTTATGGTTAATGAGGGTGATATTGATGAGTTAGAAGAGAATGAAATTGAAGAGTTAAAAAGTTTAGAACAAAAACTACAGGAACTCGAAGATAGAATTGATGTTGAAGAAGATCCGGATTTGGTTGATGAGTTAACAAATGATTATGATGAATTACAATATGATATTGATGAACTTAAATCTAAAAATAATGATGTATATGGTTTAATTCCTCTTGGTAGTCATTATGAAATGGATACATTTAGATCAATTCATCCCGATGCTGATGGTCATGTATATGCAGTTGGTACGGAATACGATGCCGACACATCTCTTCAGGACTATTATAAAGATATGATAGATGACTTAAGTAATTTTAGTAAAGACACTTTATCTTATCACATTGACGGGGATGATGTTGCGGAATATTTTGAGGATATGATAAGACAATGGATCTATGATGATCCGAGTAATTATGATGTAAGAAGAGATATATCTGGATATCAGGAACAACAAATAGATGATTTAAAATTTGAGAGAGTTGAATTACAGGGTGAGTTATTTTTAATTAATTATGGGATAATACCACCATTAGAATTTGTTGTTAATAGAGAGAATAATTGGGAATATAAAGATGGTGCGGGTAACAAAATTAATTTAATTGCCAATCAAGACGGAAGTAAAACTGTTTTACTAAATGGGACACCAACTTTAAAAAATCCCGTATACAAAGATATAGATTGGGATGAAATGTCTGAAAATATTGCGGAAAGAATAAGTGAAATTGAGGATCGTTTTGTGGATATTGAAGATGACATAGAAACTATTAAAGATAATCCTGAAGGAGATCCTGATGAAGATGATGTTGAAAGAGAGGTAGAAGAAAGATTAGATGAAATTAAAGACGACCCGATTAGATGGTTAGACGATTATGGTATGGATTATGAAAATTTTGTGGATAAAAGATCATTAGAAGAAGATTTAATTCGTGATTCAGATTACGGTATATTAGCAAATTATGATGGGACTTACGATGAAATTAGAATCAACGATACAAATTACGTTGTCTTTAGAGTTGATTAATATCTTTACAGAATAGAAAAATATTATTATGTTTATGTGTGATGGGAAGAAAGAAAAAAATAGAGTTTTTAATGAACACCGAATGGATGTTTGAAAAACCTATTGACCAAGAACACAAAGAATACAAATTATTGTCGTACTTCCAAAAAATGGGGGAAAAATTAGACAACATGGAACTGTATCCAAGTTTCATTGAATTATCACTACATTTAGCGAATATTCAAACTCTTATTAAGGATAAGAAAATTATCTACACGGATAAGAAATTTTCAACTATAGACGATGAGTTACTTGTAAAAGATTTAAAGATTAAAGAAATCCCAACTTTAGACAATGAGGAGATGGGTGAATTCACTAAAATATTATCGTATAGTGCTCCAAGAATGTTAGAATATTTTAATATTGCTAAATCTGTTTGGGAAATAGTATTTGATAGTATCATAATGAAACTAAAGAAAAATAAAGATTCGGTTTTAGAAAAAAAAGGATATTTTTATTACATTAATCCTAAGGATGAAATGTATTATGTTTGGGAATATGATGTAAAACCAGTCAATAAAAAATCACCTGAGAGTAAAACTTTAGTTAATTTAATTTATTCTGATAAGAAAAATAATTTGACAATCACAAAAATTATAAATACATTTAGTCAATGGAACATAGATAATAAATCAAAACTACCTCTATTTGAAATGAGTTGTGAAGGTGAGTTCCCAATTAATGAAACACTTTTACCTCTTTTTAAAAGAAAATTGATTAGTTATGTTAACCAAGTACAGATGTTAGAAAACTACAAGAAAAACAAAGAACAATTAAATTCTTAATATGGATAAAAATTTCGAAAAATTGATTGAAAAATTAATTAAGGACCTACCAAACGATATGGATTTAGGTAAAGAAGTCAGAAAAGTTTATATTAAAATTATCGGTCAAAAAAATTCCCAAACCCTTAAATCTAATTCAAATGGGGTTCAATAAGAGAATTTTCACAAAAAAACATATTTTAAGACATTTAGATGATATAGAAAAATATCTTGATGTCGATGCTGCATTTTTAACTGATAAATTCTCAAGAGATGTTTATCGGTTATTTAATGAAGGAAAATCCAAAGAAGAAATAATAAAATACATAAACGAAAACAAATGAAAATTAAATTAGAATATGTTTGGCTTGATGGATATAGACCGGAGCCAAACCTTAGAAGTAAAGTTAAAATTGTTGAAAGTGAAGTTCCTATGGAATTAAATAATATTCCGGTATGGAATTTTGATGGATCATCCACTTCTCAAGCGGAAACAGGAAATTCAGATCGTCTTTTAAAACCTGTTAGACAGTATACAACACATGGGTTCCCATTCGTAAATGATACTGTATATGTATTATGTGAAGTATTAAATCCTGATGGGACCCCACATGAATCAAATAAAAGATCTCAGATTGGTGATAACTTTGAAGATCTTTGGTTTGGGTTTGAACAAGAATACTTCATACGTGAAGAGATTAACGGAAACATTTTAGGTCATAAAAGAAACATCCTTAAAGGACAGGGAGAATATTATTGTGGTGTAGGACATAATGTTGTTGGTCGTGATTTTGTTGAATCACACTTAGATATGTGTCTAAATTATGGGATTGATATTACCGGTACTAATGCTGAGGTTGCTTTAGGACAATGGGAATATCAAGTTTTTTCAAAAGGAAAATTAAAAGGTGGTGACGATCTTTGGATGACTCGTTATTTCTTATTCAAAATGGCAGAAAAATATGGTTATCATATTGAATTACACCCTAAACCATTAACACACGGTGAGTGGAATGGATCTGGACTTCACACTAATTTCTCAACCGATACTATGAGAAATGATGGAAATGAAAAATATTTTATGGCTTTATTTAATGCATTTGAATCAAGACATCAAGATCACATCAAAGCGTATGGGTCTAATAATAATTTACGTCTAACTGGTGAATACGAAACACAGGCAATTGATAAATTCAGTTGGGGTGTGTCAGATCGTGGAGCATCAATTCGTGTACCACAAGATACGGCAAAAGAATGGAAAGGCTACATTGAAGACCGTAGACCGGGATCAAATGCGGATCCATATAAAATTATTCGTGAGATTGTTAAATCTCTTGATGTTACAAAACAGATTTATGAAACAAAAATTATGATGACTAAATTTGTTGATATGGATGGATTAAGTGGTAAATACAATACTATATCAAGAGACGAATTATTAAACGTATATAGAGAAGAAGAATAATGGATAATATAAAAGTATGTTTATGTGGGGGTACTGGCGATTGTAAGTGTCCCCCAATAAAAGTAGAACAAGTTAATCATCCACTACATTATGGTGGAGTAAATAATCCTTATGAAGCCATCAAGGTTATTGACGCTTGGAATTTAGGATTTAGTTTGGGAAATACAGTAAAGTATATCTCAAGAGCGGGTAAAAAAGATTCGGACAAAGAGTTACAGGATTTAAAAAAAGCATTATGGTATTTAGAACACCATATTGAAATGTTAGAAAAACAAAATGGATAAAAAAACTAAAAAAGGTTTAGAAAAAGAAATTGTTGTTTTAGATGCTATAACAAGTCCTGGTGAACTTATAAGAGAAACTGTTATTAATTTTGCTTGGGGATTGTTGGGTAATTCGGTAGTGGTTTTTGTATCTAAAGAAATGGATTTTATGGTTTTAATTAACTATATTTTATATTACATTTTAATCTCGTACATTGTGAATAGAAAAAAATATGAAACTATGTTAGGTAAATTTATTGTACTTCCAGGATCTGCGGCTATTGGGGCTTACACAGGTTATAAGATTGCACAATTAATATCAAGTTCATTATGAAAATAGTAGTAACAGGAGGGGCGGGTTTTATAGGTTCCGCATTTATAAATCACCTATTAGATAACTTTGATTGTGATGTTCTTTGTGTAGATAAATTGACTTATGCAGGTAAAAAAGAAAATATCAAACACAATGTTTCATTTCTACAAAAAGACATTTGTGATGTAACCGATAATGATCTTGGTGATTTTGATTATATAGTTCATTTTGCTGCCGAATCTCACGTTGATAACTCAATTAAAAATGGTTTACCTTTTGTTAGAACTAATGTGGAGGGGACCTTTAATCTTTTAGAGATTTCAAGAAAAAATAAGAACTTGAAAAAATTTATTCATATCTCAACTGACGAGGTTTATGGTGATATGGATGATCATTTTGCGATAAATCATACTGCAACAGAGGATGATAATATTAAACCAAGTTCATATTATTCATCAACTAAGGCGGCTTCTGATATGTTAGTATTTTCGGCAAATAGAACATATGGTTTACCGTACTTAATTACAAGAACTTGTAATAATTTTGGAGAACATCAATTTGAGGAAAAATTTCTCCCAACGATTACACGATCAATTAATAAAGGTAAATCGATACCGGTTTATGGTGATGGAAAACAAATTAGAGAGTGGATGTATGTTTATGACAACGTTAAAGTCATATGTGATCTTATGTTTGACGATGAGGTCATAAACCAAGTTTTTAACATTGGAACTCGATTCAGAGTAACTAATTTAGATATTATAAATCAAATTGGAGTTATATTAAATAAAAAAGTTAAAATAAAACACGTTGAAGATAGATTGGGGCATGATAAAAAATATGGTCTTAATTCATCAAAAATGGAAAATTATTATAGACAAAAACACGGACAATTTCCTAATTTTTTAAATTTATTTGATTATCTAAAAAAAATGTATGGATATGAAATGGGACAGAAATGAATGGCAAGGAAGATCTAAAGAGCAGGTTGATCGTAATAATAAAGTATTTGGAATGGCTATGATAGGGATTTCAATTATTACTACTGGACTTTTAATTATTTATTTACTATTATTATAAAAAAAACAAAAAAAAATGATTGAAACAGGAAAAATTTTAAATGGTGATTGTGTTGAAATAATGAAAACACTACCCGAAGGAACAGTAGATTTAATTGTAACATCACCACCCTATGGTGTTGGTATTGATTATGACGTTCACGAAGATGATGTGGAATTTGACGAATATATTGAGTTCGCAAAAAATTGGTTAACTGAATCATATAGATTATTAAAAGATGATGGAAGAATTGCTTTGAATATTCCTTATGAAATTAATAGACAAAAGAAAGGTGGTCGAATATTTTTTGTTTCTGAGATGTGGCAAATTATGAAAGAAATTGGTTACGGATTTTTTGGTATTGTGGATCTTGAAGAAGATTCTCCACACAGGAGTAAAACAACAGCATGGGGATCTTGGATGAGTCCATCAAGCCCTTACATTTACAACCCTAAGGAATGTGTCATTTTGGCTTATAAAAAACAGCACATCAAAAAAATAAAAGGAGAACCACAATGGGTTGGAGTACCAACAGATGTTGAACAAGAGGATGGTAGTTCAAAGAAAAAAGTAGTTTATGAGGAGACGGATAAGAAAGAATTTATGGAGCTTGTTTTTGGTCAGTGGAATTATTTTGCAGATACAAAATCACTCACCAAGGCGACCTTCTCAATGGATATACCAACGAAGGCAATTAAGATATTATCCTACAAAAACGATGTAGTATTAGATCCATTTGCAGGATCTGGAACCACATTAGTTGCTGCGGAGATATTAAATCGTAGATGGTTAGGTATTGAATTAAGTCCTAATTATATGAAAATTGCGGAAGATAGAGTTAAACCTTTTGTTGAACAAAAATCACTCTTTAATCAAAATTGAATCTCCTTCGGTGATATCGTATTTAATACAATCACCACCATTGATCTCTAAGATCATATCACCAACACCTTCATAGTGGGGACATTTCGTATCGTCTTGTTCCCTACATGGAGGACAGTCACTGTAAATTTTTTGAATTTTACCGTCTGATATATAAATGATATCCAAAGAGATTAAACAATCCTTCATCCAAAAGGAATGGTACCCTTCGTTCATTATGAATAACATTCCGTTAAAAGTATCGTCAAATTTTTTACCTTTCATTCCTTCTTGAATGTCTTTATCTGTAATTGCAGATTTGACATTAAAGAGATTATTGTTTATTATTATTTCCATATTTATAAATATAGAAGGTATGAAGAAAAACAAAAGATTTTCCGGTATATTGGTTAAATGTAATGATAAGGTATTGTTATGTAAAAGAAGTAATGATAATACTTTACCTGGAGTTTGGTCAATACCCGGTGGAGGGATAGAAGAAGGGGAAAGTCCTGAAGAGGCGGCTCGTAGAGAGTTTTATGAGGAAACAAATCTTAAAGTTAATGGTAATTTAGATTTAGTTGGGTTTATTGATCGTTTTAATAAAGATGGAACCTATTTAAAAGGATTTATGTATGTATATTCTTTAGAGGTTGATGAGGAGATCTATCCTGATTTAGAAAATGCCAAAGATGGTGGTGAACATAGTGAATGTGGTTATTTTAGTATTGATAATTTACCTTTAGACAAAAAAAATGATGAATTTTACAAAATTATTGTAAAAAATTTAAAATAAAATTGAATTTTGGTAAACAATAATATATTTATATCATACAAAAAACAACCAAAATCCCCCTTCTCAGTTATTTAATGGTTAATCAAAACATAATCCCATAATTTTTTTAAAAAAAAGTTGTGGGATTTTTTGTTTTTGTTTGGCAGTTTAAAAAAAAGCATTACCTTTGTATTGTAATTAAAAACATAAACAGTTATGACAACTACAAAAACCAACACAATTATCTCAGTTAATGAAGGAACAATGTCAGGTGACGTATTCTATGGATCCTTTAAAACAATCGTTAAAAATAAGGTAACTACGGTCCAAGTGTCCAATCACCTTAAAGATATTAATAAAGAATATGAATTCCGTATAGCGGGAAAATGTAGAGCGGGTTTTATTAATATTCACGACACTAAAGGGACACCTTCTAGTGTTATTCGTGGATATAAAAAAAACGTATTGATTAACATCCAAATGAAAAATGAGTTTGGTCATTGGATGAATGTTTATACAACTAAAGGTGGTAAATGGTATTCCATAGACAAAGGATTTTTGGATGTGTTGACAGTAGGAACAATGAGAGAATCATTTCCTGATATGTGTGATATGAATATTTGGACCCGAATGGGAGCAAAAACTTGGGCTGATAAAGCGTTTACTCAAAATTAATTAATCTTCCCCCCTTAATTGGGGGGATAAAATTTTTAAATATGGGATCTTACATATACACATACAAGAAAAAATTAGATAAGAAGGCAACTCTTGATGGACAAGAAGTTATTGTTGGAGAAGCGACTTTCTTATGTAAACAAGATTGGTCTGGTAATTACACACCAACAGAAAAACGAGAAATGACAAGAGCGAGTTGTTTGGTTGATCACGATCAACCTGATTATATCACATTTGGTGAAGAAGTTTATAAAAATAATAAACGTGGTCTTTGGAGTGATGGTAGTGGTTTTTGGTCAGGAATTGATTACAAAAACGACTATGTTGGTAAGTTGGAAAAGCAAGGTAAAAAATATATAATAACAAAATAATATGGGAAGCGTAATTGATTATTTAGAATGTCCAAATTGCAAACAAGAGGCATTTTCTGATTTTTATTATAAAACAGGTGAAGAATATGTGATCTGTAATAATTGTGGATTCCATCATTCACAGGTTTGGAAAAGAGATAGTGATGGTAAATTTTTAACTAAAGATGGTTCTGAAAATTATGATTTTGAAAATTTAATTTGGGATACCAATACGTTAGAAAATCCATACGGTTCATATAGAATAAAAGTTTATCATTCACCGGCAACACAATGTGGATCATTAGAAAATGAGGATCAATATAATGAACTTAAACAAAGTATTCAAGAAGATGTTGAAATTGAGTTTTGTTCGGTTTCAAGATTTATTGATGGTGAAATAAAAGTTGAAGTTTTAATTGATAATGGACCACAAATTGATTCATCAGGATTTACACACGAAGATAATTTTCTATTATAAAAATTTGTTATATTAAAATAGTTTACTATCTTTGTCTAAAATTATAGAATATGTCAAAGCCAACAATTACAGGATATACGTTAAAAGTCATCAATGAGAATATGGGAGTGCTGATTGATGAGACGTTTATGGATCAGATTCAATTCAAATTATTCGTTAAGATGATTCACGGGGCGATTGAATTGGGTCATAACTTAAGTTTTTATAATGGTAATACATTTTTGGTTCACATCCCAAATAAAATATTAGTTAACTCGGTAATTATTAGTAACGAAAGTGATATTTTAATGACTGAACAAATTAAAAGTAAAATTGAATCGTTAGTAACAAAATAAATTATGAAAAGAATATTTTTTTTATTAGTATTAGTGTTAGGAATGATATCCTGTGAGAAACAAGTAATTGAACCAGGAGTGTATCAACCACCAGTTCCCACTAATCCAAATCCACAGGATAGTACATATTCTTTGGCGGGACAAACTTGGGTAATTAAACAATATCGTATTGGTGAAATGGGATTACCATCTGAAATGCTTCCACCTGACACTATCAAGTTTATTACAAAGAGTGTATATAAGTATAATTCAATTGGTCCATATAACTATGGGTTTAATTCAGTCGGGACTGTATATTCTTTAACTTTGAATTACACAATCTTTGGATATTTGACTGGTAATGTGAATAAGGTCAATTTAGAAATGGGATATATAATCGGAGGAAAATTTACGGATATTTCAATAGGTGTGGTTAATCCTCCGAACTACTACCTTTGGATTGAAAGATTATAAACATGGGAACAAATTTTTATAGAATACCATCTGTTAATGAGTTAGAAACAAGACGTAATCGTCTTATGGCTAGAGTTAGACGAATGGAGTTATCTCCATCATCGGTTAATAGTAATTTTGCGATAGAAAACCCAGAAGTATTTGAGGATTGGACACCTTGGGATGAGTTTAGTGATAGTGTAAAGGTTCATTTAGGTAAACGTAGTATGGGGTGGAAGTTCCTTTGGAATTTTAATGATGATAAGTATTTTAAGGATAAAGAATCTCTATTTAAATTCATTAGATCAGGACGTATTGTGGATGAATACGGAAATGAGATGAATCAGGAAAAATTCATTGATATGGCTCTTTCTTGGGGTAAGGAAGATGGTTATGATATTGAGTCATACAGTTTGGAATATCCTGAACGTAGAACTTATTGGAGTAAACCTGAACGTTGTGTGGATGGATTAAGAATATCGGATTCAACAAACTTTAGTTAATTTTCCTTGTTTAGTAAAACAAGGTGGTGGAGTCGGACAATTCATTGTCGACCTTTAAAGGGAGGGGTTAACCTTCCCTTTTTTTATTTAACTTTTCCAAATAAGATTTAACGTTGGCTTTTGCTTTAAATAAATTTGATTTTGATGTACCATCGCTAATTCCTAATTCATCTGCAATTTCTTGGTGAGACATATCTTCAAAATAATACATATTAAAAATTCTTTTATATGATGGTGATAAAGTTTCCATAGCATCTTTAATATCGGACATAGAAAACATAGGTTCTTCATTTGGCATATCCTCAAGACCTAAATCTTCACGACCGAAATCAACATCTTTTCTTTTTGGAGATCTTTTTTCTTTTCTTAATTCATCAATAATTGTATTTTTTATAATACGTTGAATCCAACCTTCAAGGCTACCTGAACCGTCATACATTCCCATTTTTTGGTGAACCTTTATAAAACCTAATTGACAAAAATCATTTGCTTTTTCTTTGTCTCCGTTTGCATATCTTAAACAAATCTGTCTAAATATTTTTGGGTATAACCTTTTATATTCAAGATCAAAATTAAATCCTTCACTTATTAAGTGTTCATATTGTGACTCAGTTAAAATGATTTTCATAACAATAAATAGTTGTTTATTGAAAAAAAAATTCATATCTTTGTGATATGGAAAAAATATTGTATATAGTTCGTGGAATTCCGGGATCTGGTAAATCCACATTTGCTAAATCTTTAGGTGGTACTCATTTTGAAACTGATATGTTTTTTATGAAAGATGGGGAATATAAATTTGATATATCTAAAATTAAAGAAGCCCATAAATGGTGTCAAGATAGTGTTTATACTGCAATGTTATTAAATCATACTGCGTTATTAAATAATGTAATTGTTGTTTCAAACACATTCACTCAAGAATGGGAAATGAAACCATATTTTGAAATGGCGGAATATTTTGAATATAAAGTTTTTTCCATAGTTGTGGAAAATAGACACGGAGGTGTTAACAAACACAATGTACCCGAAGAAACATTAACCTCGATGAGAAATCGTTTTGAAATAAATTTGTAGTTATGAGTAGATTAGATAGATTAAAAGAACAACATCCTGAATTAAACATTACCATTATAGATCTTATTGGTATGATAGATCCTACCGATACGTATAAATATTCTGAGTTTTTAATTAAAAAATTAAAAACGTGGTATGATAATATTGACATACGATATGGTATTGGGGTTGATTTTTTTGGTGAAGAAAATGTTGAAACTTTAAATGAGTTTGAAATACATTGTAAGGCAAAAAGAATTGAGAAAAACGATATTAGTCAACATACCGACTTTAGGACTTTAAAAAATGAGGTTAATAAGGCTAAAGAAATTGTCAGATTAAAAGAGTTGGAAAAACAAACCAAAAAATTACTTGAATATGGGGAATGGTTAGTTATGATACCATTAAGTTATGAGGCGGCAAAGTTATATGGTGCAAATACTAAATGGTGTATAACTGAAGAAAAATATTGGAATAACTATGTTGAGAATTATAAAATTATTTATGTGATCAATAGAAGTACGGATGTTAAATATGCGATCTCTAGAGATAAAACGGATAATAAAGATTTAAAGGCGTGGTTGTCTGATGATAGTGAGACAAGTCCATTATTATTAAATATACCTCAGGAAATATGGTCAGTGGTAATACCTGAATTACAAAAAGAAGAATCAATATGGGATTTACTACCGGATAATAATAAGATTATCCCACATAATTTGGGTTCGGATAACATTCTTGATAGAGTGAGAAATTTATTAAACAGCAATAGTACGGGTCCACTAAATTTGACCGGAGGTTATATGGGTTACATAAATACTGATTCCCATAATGATGTATATAGAACTTACAGTTCTCCCGATTATGTTGATTTTGAAAAGTATCTAAGAGAATATATGTATACGTCAGATGAATCAATTGATTTACCTTAAATAAAAAGAATATGAAATTTGATAAAATATTAACAACAGGTAGAGTGTGGGTTACATCGGATCCGCATTATAACCATAAAAATATTTGTAGAGGTGTAACAAATTGGAGAACCCAAGATGGTGAGATTCCTCTTAATAATACAAGAGATTTTCATACAATAGATCTAATGAATAATGTTTTAGTGGATAACATAAATTCAAAAGTTGGACAAAACGACACATTAATTATGTTGGGTGATGTTGCATTCGGTGGTTTTGAAAGTATTAGGATTTTCTTGGATCGATTGGTGTGTAAGAATATTCATTTAGTGATGGGTAATCATGATCAACATATAAGAAATAATAGAGAAAACATAAGAGATATGTTTTTATCTGTAAGTGATTACCTCCAAGTCCACATAGATGGTGCTGATTTTGTTATGACACATTATCCGTTTGAAAGTTGGAATGGTCTTAATAAAGGTGTTATACATCTTCATGGTCACGTTCACTTACCTGCAAGTAGAAAATGGGGTAAGGGTAAAAGATTAGATGTTGGCGTTGATGGTAACAATCTATATCCATATAGTATAACTGAAATTGTACATATGATGGATAAAAGAAAAATTGTTCCTGAAATGGAAGGTGATCACCATTTAGATGATTTAGTTGGGGTTATTGGATAATTTAATAACCCCAATATATTTATTAATATGAAAATTATTATAACAGAAAGTCAGTGTAAAATTATTAATGAAGCGTTAGGTGTTCCTGATAACATTCTTGATGCTGCCGAAAAATTATTTGAGATAGTATCTAAAGATATTCAATCAATTAATACCAAACAAGAAGAATATAATTTTGATGGTGATTTAGACATTGAGTTAGGTTATAATAAAAAAATAGTTATTGATCATTATGAATTAACAGTTAACGTAAAAGAATTTGATGAATATGATGGTGAACCAGATATTTTATCGATGGGGATGGCTCAGACATTTATGTTTGATAGAAAAATTATGATGAAGAAAATTAAACCATCAACGAATGCTTCTTTATCAATAACATATGCGGTATCATCATCTTGGGAACCTAATCAGTTGTACGAAACTTTAATGAGAGAAAAAAATGAGCATATAGCTTCATTGGCTCACGAAATAAAACATAAGTACGATAAGCAGGCGAAACAAATTGATTTAATTGGTCGGGATGTAAAATATACTGCAACACAAAAAATCTCAACGTTTGGGATACCTGTAATAGATCAAAAGTTTTTCAGGTATATGTATTATATTTCTATTGCGGAAAATTTAGTGAGACCAACTGAAATTGCTTCTAAACTTAAAAGTGAAAATATTACAAAATCTCAGTTTAGAGAATTTTTAGAAAACAATAGAGTTTATAAAGAATTAGTTGAAATAAAAAATTTCACATATGAAAAACTTATTGAAGGTTTATATGAAAGGATGGACAGAGTAGATGCATTACTTGATCATATTGGAGAAGATACGGATGAAATGACAGATCAAGAAAAAATTAAAAGAGTATTAGAGCTTGTGTTTGTCAATCTTGCAAATATAAAGGTAGAGACATTTGACAAAATGGTTAGTAATAAGGTAGATATGTTAAAAGACCTTTTCAAACAAATGATGGGTCACGTACCTTCATTTATGAAAGATGATGACGATGAAGAAAATGTTGACAAAGTGAGAAGAAAAATTATAAATAGTATTATTAAATATGAGAATGACCCTTTAAAATTTTTTCAGGATGAATGTGAAAAATATAATTACATTGCAACAAAAATGTTGAAAAAAATTGGTAAACTTTATGCTATGGCAAAAGATGATGATCCGGTTAATGAATCCATAATTAATTGGGAACTTCATCAGAAGTTAATGGAAAAAAAATACGGAAAAAGACCAATACTTACAAAATTTTCTTTTTTAAAGTAAATTAATCAAAATTTTTTTATTATCTTTGTTCTTATATGAAAAAACCATGTAAGGAATGTCCTCATTTTATTAAAAATCGGCACAATGATATGATTGTTGAGTTCGGTCGTAGAACTGGTAAACGTCACAATTGTCATATGACAGATGGTGTTAAAGATTTATGGAATGTGACGGATAAGAAACTTGAATGTTATGGAAGTAAAAAAAGTAGATAATAAAAAATATCTTATTGTTTTTTTTAGTGCTGGTATTCTTGAGATGGGAAGTACTTTTTATATCAGTGTGGTATCTGATAAGAATTATCTTGGAATGTTATTTTTTGCGTTCATTGGGCCATTTTTGGGACTTCCGTTTGTTGGATATATGGTCGACTCAAAAACATGGAAAGAAAGATTAAAACTTGCATTATGTTCAGGTTTTGGTTACTTGATTGGTTCATTAATAACCATTATATTTTTTGAAATATTAAAATGAAAGAAATAAAAACTAAATTTGGAACCTATATAGATATGGAAGCAAAAAGTAATACAGAATTAACCGGTGATAAAATCAAGGTATTCGTAGAGAGATTAAAAAAGATTGGTATTGAAGTTAAACTTGTGGGTAACTATCCTTGGGTTTATATTGATGAAATCTGTGGTATCAGAGTAAAAGAAAAGTTTGAAGGAAATCATGGGTTTACTCTAATATTCTTACCAGCAAGAACTGACACACCACCATCTGACTTTACAGACATCACAGAGATCTTCAAGTTGATACGAAAATACAGTAGACAGGGTTTATTGGTAAAACTTATGAAAGATGATGAAGAAAGTGGAATGTATGAAAATTAAAAAATAAAAAATGGAAAAACAAAAATATAGAATTTATTTGGATGACGTAAGAACTCCTGTGAGTTCCAACAACGAATGGGTTGATGGAGTTCCTGAGTGGACTGTTGTTCGTTCTTACGACGAGTTCGTACAAAAGATAAACTCAATTGGTTTAGAAAATATTGAACTCATTTCTTTGGACCATGACTTGGGTGATAGTGCAATGAAAGAGTGGTTACATGGTGTTGTAAGAAACTATGAAATCAATTACGATAATATTACTGAAAAGACCGGTATGGATTGCACTAAATGGTTAGTGAATCAGTGGATGGACGGTAAACCAATTGTTGATGTTGTGGTTCACTCCGCAAACGCTATTGGAGCTGCTAACATGATGGGTTACATCAACAACTACCGACACATCAATCGTTTACCACAGAATTGTGTTAGAGTACAAATAGAACATACGGTATAGTGAAAATAATTTTAGTGGTAATTTTAATTATCGTTTGGGTTAGTTATATCTTTAATAAGATGGATGATACGATAGACGATTTAAACAGAAAAAGATAAATAATGGAATTAGAAAAATTTGAACAAGCGAAAAAGGTAAAAGAAAACCTTGATAGGTTGGAAAGACAGAAGTATAAATTGGAATCCGCTCTTAAAAGTTGTAGTTTGGGGGTGACGGTTGGATTTACACATTCAGGACCATTCCCAAGAAAAGATGAATTAAGTTTTTATAATAAAAACATTATTAAAGAAATGGTCTCCAAAGAACTTGAAAGAGTAATAGAAGAGATGGAGTTAGTTAAAGAAGAATTTGAAAAAGTATAAGATGAAAGCAAAATTGATTAAGACAAAACAAGAGTTGATTGTAAACTATCACTTGAAAAATGAAAACGGACATACCATAGCAACTACTCTATTTCCAGTTCCTACTGAAGTAGAATATGCCGCCAATAGCAGGGGAATAAAACTTCAAAGGATATCTCTTAAAAACTGTGAAGCAATTGACCGTGGTTATGATTTGGATGAGTTGGCTAATGAATTACTTTACAGTAAATACCCATTCCATCCTTCAAATGATTCAGGGTATTGGTTAGATATGTATAAAGAAGGTTTCCAAAAAGCACTTGAGTTAATAGGTGATAAGAAGTTTACTCTTGAAGATATGATGAATTGTTGGAATAAAGCACTAATATTTCAAACACATAAAGAAACATTAGGTGAACACATCCAATCACTACAACAAACTGAATGGGATGTTGAGGTTGAGATTGATGAAGAAAAGGAATTTATTTTTGACCCTACAATGGGGATATCTCAAGGTCACTATTTAGATAAACCAAAACTTGATGAAAATGGTTGTTTAATATTAAAAAAAATATAAGAAATGGAAAATTTGAATAGTGTATGTTATGTTGGTCGTATTGGTGAAATCGTACCAATAGAAGGGGCTGACAACATAGAAGTTGTATTAGTTAGTGGGTGGCAAGCAATCACTAAGAAAGGAGAATATAAGGTTGGAGATAAGGTTGTTATTGCAACAACCGATGCTGTGATCCCACAAGAGTTATCAGACCTTATGGGCGTAACTGGTTACCTTCGTAAAGGTCAGCGAGTTAGAACCGTAAAACTTCGTGGAGTTTACTCTGAATGTTTAATAATTAGTAAGAATATTTTTCTTTTAAGGAAATTCCCCACTCTTACAGAAGGAGAAGATTTAATGGAACTGTTAGGCATTACCAAATACGAACCACCGGTCAAAATGGTTGAGATGAATGTTGGTGGAAGAAAATTTAAATATCATCAAAACCCGAACTTCCATATTTACTACAAGTTCCCTAATTTAAAGAACGCACCTGAAATGTTTAATGAGGAAGATGAAGTTGTTATAACAAGAAAACTTCACGGAACCAACGCTCGTTATGGGATTGTAAGAAAGAAAAAACTCTCAATCCTTGATAAAATTAAAGGGTGGTTTGGTAATCAATGGGTTGGATATGAATATGTTTATGGATCTCACAATGTTGAGAAGGGATCCGACTCTCAAGGTTTTTATGCGACAGACGTATGGAAAACAGTGGCGGAAAAATATAACATTCGTAAAAAACTTTGGGATCACGTTAAAGATACTTATTATCCAAATGAAATTGGATCAGGTTTTATTATCTATGGTGAGATTTATGGTCACGGGATCCAAAAGAATTATGATTATGGTTTAACTGAAATTCGTTTTGCGGGATTTGATGTTGAAGTTGATGGAACCTATGAGGATAATTTAAGACAAACAACTCATTTCCAATGTTTAGGGTTAGAAGAAGTTGAGACGTTATATTCAGGTCCATGGTCAAAAGAAGAGCAAGATAAGTATGTGTTTAATAATAACATTCAAGGGACTAAAGTACCACATGAAGGTGTTGTTGTTAAATGTTTATCTGGTAATCGGCATAAGATTGGAAAAGTAATCAATCCTGATTATTTAATTTACGGTGAAAAAAATAACGTAGGTGACTCCCATTAACTTGATGGGATCACTTTTTTTATTTATATTTAAAAAAATAACAAATGAGTTGGGTTAGAATTGACGTTGATCTAGATGAGGTCTATAATGAAATGAGCCGTAATGATAAAAGAGATATGGCTGAATGGTTACACGAAGATGGGATTTTAGAATCACACCCAAATCCTGAAATACGTAAAGTGGTTAGAGGTGACCGAGAATCTCCGGGGGAAAAAGAATTAAGAGATAATCTCCTTAGAATATGGAATTCTTATTATCAGTTAACACAAGAAGATGAAGAAATAATAAAAAAAATAACAAATAAATTACCTTTATAGTATGGGAATAAAACATTTAATTCAGGAAAATCCTAGTTTGGATTTAAATTTGGTCCGTTTAATATCTAAACTTGATCCAAGTAAAACAAATAAACTAACACCATTTATGGTAAAAGTTTTTAAAAAAAGAATATCTAAATTTGAAAAAGAAGTCATTCAAGAGAATGGTATTTATAGTTCAAGATATAAATATGTTAATAATAAGATGAGTGATGTAAGTGGTATTGAAAAATTATTATTATCTTGGGTTATAGATCAATTTAGTGCGGAAAATATTGAAACTTTAGTGGAATTTAATGAAGCTTTGGATAAAGGTTTGGTAGATCAAAATGACATATCTAAATACGAAAATTTTGAAGATATTACAAATCAATTGTCGGTCGCTAGAACAAAAGAATTATTAAAGAAATCTAGAAAAGAAATCTCTGTTGTTTATGAAGACGATGAAATTATGATGCTTAAACCATTATCTTTTGAGGCATCTTTAAAATATGGTGCCGGAACAAAATGGTGTACATCAATGAAAAATGATCCTGAATATTTTTATAGATATTCTAAAAATGGTGTTTTGATTTATCTAATTAATAAACAAACAGGTAGAAAATTTGGGTGTCATTCGGAAAAAAATGAACCTGGTAGAGTTCACATTTATAATGAGGTTGATCAATCTATTGACTCTTTTCACATTGGATTACCATATGAAAAATTAGTTATATTAATGGATTTGATGAACATAGAAAAATACGGTGTTAATTCGGATTTATTTAGTGATGAGGAAAAAAGTAACTATGAATTAAAATTAGTTCCTATGGAGGAAGAATTACTTCCAATGAATCACATAGAGGAAACAATGGCAGTGAATGAAGAATTACCAAGATTTAACCGACGAATAATTCCAATGCCGGCTCGAGAAAGAATAGAAATGTTGGCAGAAATAATGGAGGAAAAAGAAGCGGAATATTCCGCCCAAGAAAAAATTATGGATATGATATCAGACATATTGCCAGGTTTAGAACAACAAGAACAACAGGGATAATAATAAAATAAAATAATATGCAAACATTAACATTTAACACAACAAAAAGAGAAGTTAAAGTAGTTAACTCTCATGGGGATACAATTTATACCCAAGACAATGTTCCAACGGTAAAAGTTATGGAACAACACTATGAAGTATATGTTGAGGATTATGATGGGAAAAAAATACCAACATTCAGAGCCCCAATTGCGAATACAAATATGTTTATTGAAAAATAGTAAGTTATGAATGATGCTCAAGAACGTATAAATAAAATGTATTTGAGGATTAATGGTGAAGTAACAGATCGTGAAATGCCACCACCTCCACCTAAACAAGGTAAAACTAAAACTTTTACTCTTGATGAAAATCAAGTTAAAAAGTTAGAGGAATGGCAGAGCCACATAAAGGCAATCTATGGGAGTTATGGAAACTACGAATATACATTCTCAAGTAGTGGTATAGGACAAATTGTCGTAGTGTATAGTGAATTGGCTGACACAGAATTAGATTTGACAGACGTTGATAGTTGGTAAACTGACAAAATGTCAGTTTTTTATGAGTGGAACATTTTTTGGGAAACTTGGCACGACTGAAAAGTAATAATAAATAAAAAATAAAAACTAAAAATTAAAAATGGGAAAAATAATTGGAATTGACTTAGGTACAACAAACTCTTGTGTAGCCGTTATGGAAGGGAATGAACCGGTAGTTATCACAAATAACGAAGGTAAACGAACAACACCATCTGTAATTGGATTCATTAAAGATGGTGAAAGAAAGATTGGGGATCCGGCTAAACGACAAGCGGTAACTAATCCTGAAAAAACCGTACATTCAATTAAACGATTTATGGGAACAAGTTTTACTGAATCCAAAAATGAGGTAAAAAAAGTTCCTTATAAAGTTGTAAAAGGAGATGGTGGATCACCAAGAGTAGACATTGATAAACGACAGTATTCTCCACAGGAACTTTCTGCAATGGTTTTACAAAAAATGAAACAAACTGCTGAGGATTATTTGGGTGAGACGGTTACTGAGGCGGTTATTACGGTACCAGCATATTTTAATGATGCTCAACGACAAGCAACCAAAGAAGCGGGTGAGATTGCAGGTTTGGAAGTAAAACGTATCATTAATGAACCAACAGCAGCGGCATTGGCGTATGGTTTAGATAAAATGTCTAAAGATATGGTAGTGGTTGTTTTTGACTGTGGTGGTGGTACACACGATGTGTCTATCCTTGAATTAGGTGATGGTGTATTTGAAGTATTGTCTACTGATGGGGATACTCATTTAGGTGGTGATGACTTTGATCAGGTTATTATTGAATGGTTGGCAAATGAATTCAAAGATGAGAATGGAATTGATGTGACCAAAGATCCGATGGCGTTACAGCGTTTACGAGAAGCCGCTGAAAAAGCAAAAGTTGAATTATCCTCAACCTCATCAACAGAAATTAATTTACCGTATTTGATGCCGGTAGATGGGATGCCAAAACACTTGGTTAGAACTTTATCAAGATCTAAGTTTGAACAATTGGCTGATTCGTTAATCAAACGAACTATTGAACCTTGTAAGACAGCCTTGAAAAACGCTAAGATGGAGGTATCTGACGTTGATGAAATTATTTTGGTTGGTGGTACAACAAGAATTCCGGCGATCCAAGAGGCGGTTAAACAATTCTTTGGTAAGGAACCATCTAAAGGTGTTAACCCTGATGAGGTAGTTGCATTAGGTGCGGCAATTCAAGGGGGTGTACTTGCTGGTGATGTTAAAGATGTCTTATTGTTAGATGTAACACCTTTATCTTTAGGTATTGAAACTATGGGTGGAGTTATGACTAAATTAATTGACGCTAATACCACAATTCCAACTAAAAAATCTCAGGTGTTCTCAACGGCAGTGGATAATCAACCAACAGTTGAGATCCACGTACTTCAGGGTGAACGAGCAATGGCAAGAGATAATAAAACTATTGGTAAGTTCAATTTAGACGGTCTTCCACCGGCAATGAGAGGTGTTCCACAAATTGAGGTTACGTTTGATATTGATGCGAATGGTATTATTAATGTATCTGCAGTTGATAAGGGTACAAACAAACAACAAACAATTCGTATTGAAGCATCATCAGGTTTATCAAAAGAAGAGATTGAGAAAATGAAACAAGAAGCTGAGTTAAATGCTGAACAAGACAAAAAACTCAGAGAAGATGCTGAAGTTCTAAACAGAGCTGACGGTACAATCTTCCAAACGGAAAAGTCAATCAAAGATTTGGATGATAAATTAACTGAAGAACAAAAGAGTGAACTTAATGGATTACTTGGGACATTAAAAGAATCTTACGAGAAAAAAGATATTGAGAAAATTAATCAAGATATTGAAAATCTTAATAGTAAGTTCCAATCTATTAGTCAATCATTGTACGAACAAAATGCAACGGAAGAAGGTAATGATGCTCCATCTGATGTTGAATTTGAAGAAGTACTTTAAAAAAGTTATCGGGACCTCAAAAATAAATTGGGGTCCCGCTTGACTTGGTGGTATTTATTATTTATACTTTCAACACAATTAAAAAGTTATGACAATTAAACAAGCCCTTAAATTAAAAAACAAACTAATCAAGACGATTGGTGAGAACACGAAGTTGATGCAAGAATACAACTCAATTGAAGTTGGAAATGAAAGACCATATAGTTCAACAGAACTATTGGCTAAAATCTCTGAGGACACAAAAGAGTTAGCGAAGTTGAAAACAAAAATCCACATTGCAAACACACCAGTGTTGGAAGACATCTTTTTGATGTCAGAGTTGAAATCAATGGCTCAGTCCCTTAAAAAAATGGATTGTACCGAAGGTAAATCAAACCGTGATCGTTACCGATTGGAAAGTGAGAGTATTAAAACCTCAGAAATCTCTTTGGTTAAACGAAATGAAACAATTAAAGAGTTGGAAGCTCAAATTGAAGAAATCCAAGATAGATTGGATCTATTCAATGCAACCACTCAAATCTAATATGGTTTGTGGATAGAGTCAAAATGATATGTGTTCTACAATTATAGGCTGAATAGTCGGATAATTGATAGTGATAATGTAATGGTCCCAAACTCATTATTCAAATACTCAAAAGTCATTTGATTAAAATTTAAAACTCTTGTCTACATAATTTTAATTCTTGAAACAAATCATACGAAACCCTCACAGAAATGTGGGGGTTTTTTGACTATATGGATTTTATTTATTATTATTACATAAATGAACCCAAAAAAGAAAATATTAATTAAAAAATTTTTATCTATACACTATAATAATTTAGAGTACAGCCCTAAACGTATGATGTATTATAAGGAAGGTAATGTTTATTTTGAGTACCATCCAAAAGACGAAATAATATTTTTGAATTTCAAGTTAATGGTTGAACCAATGATAAAAACATTTAGTATTGATATTAGTGATCCTGAAATATTAACTGAAGTTTATAGTATGATGGAAGAGTGGTTTGAAGAGAAGTTTAATATAATAGGTGCGATAACTTAAAGTATGAAAGTATTATTTTTAGATAACGATGGTGTAATTTGTCTCTCTAATAACTGGGGTGGACGATCAAAGAAATGGGCAAAATACCGTTCGGCAAATCCCGAAAGTAGTAGGGAAAAGAAAGACGCCCCTGTATTTGTTCGATTTGACGACTTTGATAAAAAGGCGATTAAGATCCTTAATGAGATAATTGAAGAAACAGGTTGTGAGATTGTTGTAAGTTCTGATTGGAAGTTACATGCGACACTAGAAGAACTTGGTGATTACTACGAAAGTCAGGGAATTATCAAACGACCAATTGCCTTAACACCAAACATCCAAAATTGTACAGTTCACGGTAATCTATTTATATGGTCCCCAAGATGGGATTTGGAACAAACCAGAACTATTGAAATTAGACAATACCTACACGATCATCCTGAGGTCACACATTGGGTTTCTGTTGACGACTTGAATATGGGTAAGAATGGTGAAACATGGAAAGATGAATGGGCAATAGATAATTTTGTTTTGACCCCAAAATCAAGTGAAGGTATTAAACAATGTGGTATTAAAGAAAAGATATTAAAATTTTTGAAGGATGATTAAAAAAATAAAAGAAGAAGATTTATGGTGTGAGTATAGTGATATGCCATCACCAATGGCATATGCAAAATGCACTGATTATGATAGTATGGGTAATCACGGTAGATTCCCCAAGTCAAAACAAAAAATTAAAAAAATGAGATCATTTAAAAGATACATTCAAAAGATTATGTTATGGGTATCGTATAGATTCCCCAAAAAAAGAAGAAAAGATATATGGGAACTATGACAAAAGAAGAGATGAATAAGTTTCTTGAGTCCATTGGGGGACTTGAGAATGGTTTTTTTACTGGTAGACCACCAATTACTGATAGTGGTTTTTTTAGTGTTGGTTTGGGTTGGTATCCAATCATTAAAGACCTGATAGAAGATCTAATTAAACTTGGGTGGGACAAACAATTGTGTCAGGCTAAAGAAAAGTTTGGTGGGTTACGTTTCTATATTAATTCGGGGTCGGATGAAATACATAAAAGAATCCAACTTGCAGAAAATCAAAGTTATGAAACCTGTGAAATCTGTGGTGAAAAAGGAGAGTTAAGAACAAATATAGGTTGGCATACAACATTATGTAATAAACATTATGAAGAGCATAAGTCAAATATTCAGAGATAATGAACATCTAATGGATTTGGAACCGGTGGAGGAGTTAATTGATTATACAAGGGAACTTGAAGAAATCGTATTACAAAGAGAGATTGAAGATTCATATGATAAAGAACATATATTAAGATCTATGTTATTAGACATATTAACAAGTTGTCGTGATATGGAAGAAACAAACCAACTAGCAGAAAGATATCCTGATATGTATGAAAAATGTGATTCTGAATCTTTAGTTAAAAATTTAAAGATTTATATTATGGATATGAATAGTAAAAATAATTTAAGGTTATGAATAAGATTACTTTAATTGAAAATTGTTTTGGTCCTGATGTTGAAATTGACGATGAGTCATTATTTATACATGAGTATGATAATAGAAATCCTGATATGATTAGTGATTTACAGGATCAACTAATTGATAAATTAAAATCACTAAAAAATAATTTAAGTATGAGTAATTGGACTGAGATTGCAATGATAGTTATTAATAGTGGAGATGAGTTTGAGTATGATGTTGAAAACTCAAAAGATTATGAACCCTGTGATCAATGTGGTAATTGGAATCATAACCATAAATTTATAAAAAAAAATAAAAACGATGAATAAGATTATTATAATGGAAAAGGAACCATATTTGGTTTCTGACGAAGAAATTCAATTAGGAGATATTGCTATTGTAACCGTTGGTGGTCAGTATCCATCAAAGGTTGTATGTGAGAATGAAACAGTATTATCGCTAGTAAAAGATCCAAAGTTAACTTTAACAAAAAGTTATAAATTAGTTGGAGATCCAGATAAGGTAAAATTACCGGAATCAAGAATCAATAATATAATTGAAAATGGTGGTATGTGTGACGTAACAATCGAAGGTTCTGAAATTAAATTTATGACGGTATGATGTTAATTGAAGGTATTTTACACATAGTTGCAATTGGTTGGTTTGTAATAGTTATGCCAATATATTTTGTTATAAGATTTTTTAAAAGTAAAAAAAATGGTTACGGAGATTGATGATTTTTTAAGTCCAGAAGAATGTGATAATTTAATAAGTTTGGCGTCCGCTACTTTTGATGAGGTAGGAGTCCTTGGAGAAAGCGTAGAAGGTTATAGAGTTGCTTCAGGGGCTTGGTTAGAGGAGGAAGATGGTGAAGTTCCATTGAAATATATGGATCTTGTTTCAGAAATTACAAAATTACCAAAAGTTAATATGGAGAGTATCCATGTTGTTAAATATGGTATTGGTGAAGAATATAAGGATCATCACGACTTTTTTCACCCTGGTGAATCTTATTATGAAGATGAATTAAGTAGAGGTGGTCAAAGATTAAAAACTGCGTTAGTGTATTTGAATGATGAATTTGAAGGTGGGGAAACTAATTTCCCAAATTTAAATATTATGGTAAAACCTAAAAAGGGAAAATTAGTTTTATGGGATAACATTAATGAGGATGGATCTTTAGATTATGATAGCCTTCATGCGGGACTACCTGTAAAAAGTGGATACAAGTATATTGCGGTTATTTGGATAAGAGAAAATGAATTTTATTAAAAATTTGTTTTATTAAAAAAGTTTTATTAAATTTGTCCTATATATTAAGTTATGGACCCAATTAAAGCAAATTTATTATCTCAAACTTTAGAGATTACGTTTACTCAGGAGGCGGATTGTTGTTCAATCGAAGAACAATATTTAACCATTAAAACAGAGAATGGTGGTGGGGGTGACTTCTATGTCATTGAGACCAAAAGATGGTCATTTGATACTATCGAAGAAATTATTGATACATTAACTCAATTTAAAAATAAACACCTTAAAATAAAAGAAGAAAATTTATGAAAAAATTAATTTTTATTACTCTAATTGGATTTATGTTGTTTTCTTGTGTGGGAAAAGAATATAGATACGAAATTCATGGTAAAGTTTATGTCCCAACGTCAGGTTTAAATCCTATGCATGATGCCATATGGTATACCGATACAATTAGTTTTGATGGAGACACAATTTACTATTTTAACAGTGATGGATCTGAAGTGAGAATTCATCCTCCATATATATTAAAAGATTATTCAAAATGAAAATAGGAATAACCTGTTCTTGTTTTGATTTATTTCATGCGGGACACGTAAAAATGTTGGAGGAAGCAAAAACACAGTGTGATTACTTAATAATAGCATTACAAACAGACCCAACAATTGATAGACCTGAAAAGAATAAACCGGTACAATCAGTTGTTGAAAGATACATCCAACTGAAAGGATGTAAGTTTGTTGATGAGATCATCCCTTATGAAACAGAAAAAGATTTAGAGGATATTTTTAAGACATTAAAATTAGATGTAAGGATTATAGGTGAGGATTATAAAGGAAAAGATTTCACCGCAAAACAAATATGTTTAGATAGGAGTATTGTGTTATACTATAATGAAAGAAAACACAATTTCTCAAGTACAGAACTTAAAAAAAGAATAAATAATGGCAAAAATTGATGAATTAAAAAAAAAATACCCAAAAGTTATTAAATCCGTTGCTGATAGATTTTTTGAAGGTGATAAAACACCAACCAAAAAATATCTTGAGTTTATGTTCAAGATGTGGGCAACAAGAACTAATAGACCAACTGAGGCATTTTCTTCCGCTCAGTATGTTAAAGTAATTAATCAGTTTGATCAGTTGTTACCATATATTGAAAATAAAGATATATATAGTGGTCAATATAAATCTATAGTGCAATTATTTAGAGTAGTTGATAATGCTAAAGTATTAAAAGAAGAAAATGAATTTATTCGTGAAGATCATGTTGATGTTTTAATTGATAATGAAGATTATCTTTTAATTAGTCCTTTAACTTTAAAGGGATCCATAAAATATGGTGCGAATACTAAATGGTGTACTGCCAGTAAATCAAGTTCTTATCACTTTACAAGTTACACTAGAGATGGTTATTTGTTTTATTTGATCTCAAAAAAAGAAAGAGGTAAAAATCATGATAAGGTTGCGTTTTATTCTCGTGGTGGTAAAAATGAACACTTGACCACGTCTTACGCAATTTATAATCAAATTGATACTGAGATTAACGAGCAAAAATTTATTTTGAATGGTTGGACTATGTTTGATCTATTTGAAATAATGACTAAAATAAGAGTTTATGCATATGAAAAGTATGTAATTGAAAAGGCTAAAACTGATGTTGAAAAAACTGTTAATATTCTGAAGTCAGTTAATTTAGATGAATTTTTACAACAAGTTAATTTGTTAGAAAAATACGGAGAAAGTGGGGAAATAGAAGGAAGAGATGAATTGGAAAAAGTAATTCAAACTTTAAGTAAAAAAACAGAAGATTTATTTGGTAAATCTAAAATTAATGTGTAATTTTGTTATTCACAAGTTAAATAAAATAAATGAAGTAAATGTTTAAAACAGAAAAGTTAGGACTATGGGGAGTCATAATACTAACAACGATCTATCTCTATCTAATCAATTTATATTTTGAATATATTCTTAGTAGAGAAGTGGCAACCGAAATCCAAATTGTTGTAAGTTTATTAGCCTTGGCTTACACAATTTTTCAAGTAAAATTAGTAGTTAACAAGGCAATTAGTTTATTTAAAAAAGAAGAAAAAAATGATTAGTATTGTATTATTTATTGTGTTTATTGTTATTGGAGCAATAATGTTTTTATCTGGTCGTGCAAATGACAATGACCGAAAAATGGTAACGGGAATTGCCGTTACTATAATTGGAATTTTAATCTCATTTTTCCAACCTTACTCAATTGAAAAAATTGACGCTGGACACAAAGGATTAAAAATTAATTTAGTTGGAAACCAACGAGGAGTGTCAAGTTATCAATATAAGACAGGATGGGTTTTCTACAATAGTTGGACAGAACAAGTATTAGAATTTCCAACATATCAACAACATATTGAATATGAAGACCAAGGAGTTATCCTTAAAGGTGGGTTCTCGGCGACAATTAAACCAACATTCAACTATTCGTTACGTGAGGATGCTATTGGTGATATGTTTGTAAATTTACGTAGAGATATTAAAGAAGTTGAACAAGGATGGTTAAAAAATGCTATTATTGGTGCCGTTAATGACGTTGCGAACACATGGGAAGTAGATAGTATTTTTAATCACCGACAAGCATTTGAGGCTGCGATTGTATTGGAATGTAATAATCGTTTATCCAAGTGGTTTAATGTATCTCAATTACGAACTAATATTGTTCCACCTGATGCTTTACAAGAGTCGATTATTGCGAAGACCAAGGCAATCCAACAAGCGGAGGCATCAGAACAACAAGCGATCGCTGCGATTTCTGAGGGTAGACGTAAAGTTGCTGTTGCCAGAGCTGACTCAGCGGAAACTATCATCAACGCACAAGCTGCGGCACTTGCAATCAAGATCAAACAGAATCAATTATCTCCTCTGTATATTGAATACTTGAAAGCACAGGCTTGGGATGGAAAATTGCCTACCACAATGGCAGGAGGATCAGGGACCTTCCTTAATATAAAGAACTAAAAATTAACCCCAATCTTATGGTTGGGGTTTTTTATTTAAAAATATTTTATTATATTTGAATTATGGTAAATAGAAGTAGACATTACGGAGACGTACAAAATTGGATTGAGAAAGTTATTGACTCTTGTGAGACATATGAACAAACCCGTTCGGCAAGAAGATTAGTATGGAACTTTGAAAAACAAATGGTTAGAAATAAAGTAGATAGTAATATTCTTTATACTATTGGGGGTTATTTGCGTGACTTAATTAGTAACAAGGTAAAGGAAATACAAGGAAAATATTTAGAATTATAGGATATGGGAAATAAAGGAGAAAAAATAGCGATAGTGATTGGAATCATTATAGGATGTATTTTAGGTGGCATTATGTCACATTCAATACTTAAGGATGCAAAGAAATGTGAATTACTTGTTGAAGAAAATAAAATGTTGAGAGATATGCTCTATGAGGAGCAAAATGATGGTCAATAAATGGGAGAATTGGGATTTAAAATATCTGGTTGTTTTGGAGATGTTCTTAACTCTACTCCTGTATTAAGATATTTTAGTTTATCACATAACCGTAAATTAAGTATTGAAACAAATAGACCTCAAGTTTTTAAAAATAATCCGTATGTGGATAAAATATATAATCCTGAAGAAGGTGTAATAATGCCACATCATATACCATTTTATGATTGTAATGGTCATAATTTTGGTGAAAGTCAAAAACAAATCAGGAAAATGAGTTTAGTTGATTATTGGTCAACTCAACTTGGGTGTATATTAACACCTGAAGAAAGGACCTTGGAGTTTTATCCGGATCCAATAGACATTGATATCCCTGAAGGTAAATATGTGGTATTAAACCCTTCGATAACTTGGGAGTCAAGAACTTGGGATCAACACAAATGGGAAGAACTTATTGAAAAGATACTTAGTATTGGTTTAAAAGTTGTTGTTGATGGTAAAGATGTTACATATGGTGAAGGAGATAAAAAAAGTTTTTTTAAAATAGAAACCCCAAATGTAATTAATACCGGTAATAAATTAAATCTATCTCAAATTTGGCATTTAATAAATAATAGTTTTGCCATTGTTACCATGGATAGTGGTTTGTTGCATTTGGCAGGAACTACTGATACAAATATAATAGAGTTAGGTAGTGCAATTAATCCATATTATAGGACACCATATCGTAAAGGAAGTCAGGACTATAAACATAAGTTTGTTGGTGGATCCTGTAAGTTATTTTGTCAATCAGATATGAAATACAATATGTTAGTTAACGAAAAACTAACGGCCTGGAACGCATATTTAAAACCAGGTTGTTATGAAAATAAACCAACGTATGAATGTCAACCATCTGTCAGTGCGGCATTCAACGCATTACTTGAATTAATAGTTAATAAATAATGGAAATAGAAGTATCAATTGGGGAGATTGTTGATAAATTATCAATTCTCAATATTAAAAAAGATAATATAGTTGATGAACTTAAGTTGGAAAACATTAGCAAAGAATATCTTTACTTACACGAAATAGTATTTGCAAAACTAAATATTAGTTATGATGATGAGTATCTTATCTTACTTGAGGTTAATAAATTGCTATGGGATGTTGAAGATAAATTAAGAGATAAAGAAAGAAGTAAAGAATTTGATTCTGAGTTTATCGAACTGGCAAGATCTGTTTATTTTATAAACGATAAAAGATCAAGAATAAAAAAAGAAATAAATGAAAAATATTCTTCAGATTTTATTGAGGAAAAATCATATAAACCATATTAAAATAAAATATGAATTTTACAAATAGAGAACAAATTGGTGATTTTCTTAAACATCATAATTTAAATAGGATTGGGGTTGAGTTAGGATCCTTCAAAGGACAATTTGCAAATACAATTTTAAATAATTGGGAAGGTAAATTGTTAATGGTAGATGTGTGGAGAGAACTACCTCATCAGGAGTATGATGATGCTTCTAACCATAGAGAACATATTGATGCTTACTCACAATCAATGGAAAACATAAAGGGTTTTGAGGACCGAGCATATATGCTGAGAATGAAAGGTGAGCACGCTTGTGATTTTATTCAAGACGAATCTTTAGATTTCATTTATATTGATGCTAATCACACATACGATGCGGTTAAACAGGATCTCAAGTTGTGGTACCCAAAAATTAAATCGGGTGGTTTAGTAATGGGTCACGATTATTTACCGGATTATTTTTATGAAGGTAAAGAAGAAAAAGATCAGGCACTTTATACTTTTCCTGATGGGCAACCTGAAAAAGCAAAATACACTGGTATGTTTGGAGTTAACCCTGCGGTAAATGAATTCTGTAAAGATAATGGTTATCTTATAAACAAAACTGATGAGTTCCTTGCGACTTGGTGGTTCATTAAAAAATAGTTATATGGATAGAGTATCAATTATACTTCATTGTACTGAGAATTATTTACAAAATTCATTGAACTTAGTTAAGTCATTAAATCTATATCATAACAATTTAGATTTTTATTTATATACGCTTAACTTTAGTCACGATTCAGATATACCAAACTTAACCACAGTTCCAATTGGTGAAGTTAGTATTGAAAACAATATGAGTTTTATTGGTAACAAAAATGATGTGTCCAATAAAAATATGTTTAAGTCAGTATTCTTCAAAAGTAAGGTGGTATTAAGTACTTTAGAATATCTTAAGTTGGATCAGGCGATCTATATTGATTCCGATATGGTAGCCACAGGTGATATATCAGAGTTATTTAAATATTTTGATCAGGTTGAGGATTACCCATTAATTCAACAGGGGTTATTTGAATATCAGATAAATTATGGTAGAGGAAATCCGTTTCATAATGGAGGATTTGACGAAACAAACATATTGGAATATCCATTAATGAATAAACACCACATACCGGTAAAGAATAGAACACATTATTCGGTTACATCAGTAATGGTTTATAATAAAAATTGTAAACAATTCTTCAAAGAGTATGATTGGATGAATGAGTTTGCATTTGATATGGATATTGAAGATATAAAATATTATTATCCATTTAGTGATGAGACAACAATGAATGTTTTATTGTGGAAATATAAATACAATAAAAGATTACCTTTTATGCAAATGAATATTGATAACATTGATAATGTTGTTGAGTTTTACGAATCCAATTATGAATATGAAAAAGAATTGAGTTCTTATGTTAGAGTACCAAGTTCAGAAAAAAGAAAAGATATATTATTTTTTCACGGAGCAAAAGGAGAATTATCTAATGAAATTCAATTTCTACAGAGAGAAATTTTTAATGTTAGAATAGATTATAATGAAAATAAGTATTATATTTCATCTAAGATTAATTTTGATCGAGAATTAAATATTACTTTTTATGATGGGGATGATTTAATCTATCAATCCACAAACCATATAAAAAAAGGATTTGAATATTGGTTTAGTCCCAGTAGAAAATTTGTTGATGTTGAGAGTTTAAGAGTTAAAATAGTTGATGATGGTAAATTAATATTCAAAGATGATAAATTTAAAAGATTATAAAATAATAAAATATACGTATGTCTTAGGTAATAAAGAATTGACTGTCCAACTTTGGGATAAAATGAATTTCCAAGAAACTAGATGGGCGGTTAAGTTAACTTTGGAAGGAGTTAATGATTCCTCATCAAATGATGATTACCCTGCTTGGGATGTATTCTTTCTTGAAAGTAAATTAGAGGAAAAAATTAATGAGATATTATTCAAATATGAAATTGAATATGTTGCCGAAGATTTATCACATTTATTATTGGAGGACCCATCAGGATTAACTGAAGAACTTATCAATAAAATAGATTTCTTTTTGGAAAAAAATTTAACTATTGATGATGTTTTAGATAATATAATTGATGTGGGCATTGAAAATATTACTATCTTTGAAAAATATTTTTTGAAAAAACAAGAAAATGAATAATAAAGAGAGAATTTTAAAGAAATTATTATTTGATATATTTGATAAATTAAGTAAAGATGCGGATGTATATAATCATAACGGATCTTTATGGTTGATTAATACGGATAGTACAAGATGGATTTTTGAGTTTACCAAAAGTAAAACTTTATGGTATAATTATAATTTTTTTAGATCTGCTTTAAAATTTGTTTCTTTGGATGTTAATGAGGGTGATAACCAAAAATATATAACTGAATGGTTTGAATCTAGATACTTAAATATCAATCAGGTGAAACACACCCACTACCAAAATTTCAAGAAACGAGCTCAAGTTGAAGACACCATTCAAAATGGGGTGAAAGACACAAAATCCAATGTTCATCCTTATCCCAAAGAGGTTAGAGACACCATTCAAAATGGGGTGAAAGATATGAAAGAATCTCACTTTTATCGTAAATCAAGAATAACAGATGTTACTCAAGACGGAGTTAAGGAAACTGAATTACATAAAGGAGTTAGACCATCCGCAGTTGGAGATGCCATTCAAAATGGGGTGAAACGCACCTTACCTGAATCAATTCCCGATTCATTTGGTATTAACGATGCTATTCAAAATGGGGTAAAAGAAACAAAACAAAGGCAGAAGGTTTTTCAGTTTAGGGTTGATGGTACCATTCAAAATGGGGTGAAAGAAACCAAGAAAGGTATTGGAATCCCAAGTTCCAAAGTTGACGACACTATTCAAAATGGGGTTAAAGAAATTCAACCACTACCGGCTCAGGATGGTAATATGGATTGGGGTTTATATTATCAAAGACAAGAAGACAGAACCAAACCACATATTGAATATGTTAGAGATGTGATTGAAGAACATCATCATAGAAGAAGAGAGGTGATTGTAACAATAAAAGATGGCGTAAAAGAAACTCACCAAGATTGTTCAAATAACACTGCAAGAGTTGAAGGTATAATTAGAGTTGGAGAAAAATTAGATTAACATGGGGTTTGATAAGAAAATAATGGAATTGAGTAGGACTATTTACCAAACATCTATTATGTCTCACGGAACAAAAGAAGATCCGGCAAAACAGATTGATAAGATCCGTGCAATGATTAGAGAGTTTATACGAGTTGAAGTGGTTCCATATGAATTAACCAATCAGGAAAAACTATCTTTTATTTTAAAAAATGAGGCAATGATTAATAGTGCTGTTATGGGTGGTCATCAAGCAACAAATCAAGATGAGTATCAACCTGTGAGAGATAAAATAAAACAATATAGAAAAGAGTTGGGGTTGATTAAATGAAAAAAATTGATTATTATAAACTTGTATATGACATAATAGATAAACTATATGAAAATCCGGGTTTTAGTGAGTGGTATGATAGTTTAGATGATGATCAGGAGAATAAAATGAATGATGATCTTATTGAAATAGTGGAAAAAAGAATTAACAAAATTAAAAATCAAGATGGAAGAGAAATTAAATAAATTATATGATCAGTTGGAAGAATTCCAAAACGTCAGATACCGAATGGGTGCTGAAGGATTTCATTATTGTTTTAAAAGTTACTCAAGTTTTGAAGAAATTGAGGATGATAAATTTCACGATTTAAGAAATGAATATCTTAGAGTAAGTAAAGAGTTAGAGAACTATGTTATAAATAAAATTTCTGAAATAGAAACTGAAATTGCAATTAATGAATATGAATAGTTTAGACAAACAATACCAAGATTTACTCCAATCAATTTTAGATTACGGAGTTGAAAAACAAGACCGTACAGGTACAGGAACCAAATCAATCTTTGGTTATACAATCCGTCATAATATGAAAGATGGGTTTCCTGTATTAACAACCAAGAAAATGGCGTGGAAGACGATGGTAACCGAATTGTTATGGTTCCTTCGTGGTGATACAAACATCAAGTTCCTTATTGATAATAATTGTCATATTTGGGATGGTGATGCGTACAAGAATTACTGTACCGCTTATAAAGATGGTCATGAATTTTATGAGGATGAACAAGTAAAGCGTTCTTTTACTCAAGAAGAATTCATCGACAAAATCAAAACAGATGATGAGTTTGCTAAGAAATGGGGTGACTTAGGTCCTGTATATGGTAAGCAATGGAGAAGTTGGGAAAATTTTTTCTATGATAACCCAGACCCATATGGTGATGGTTTTAGTCACTATAAAGTAGACCAAATTCAAAATTTAATCAACGACCTTAAAACAAATCCTGACTCAAGACGACTAATGGTTAATGCTTGGAATGTAGGTGAATTAGACCGAATGGTTCTTCCACCTTGTCATTATGGGTTCCAAGTTTATACAAGAGAATTGAGTTTGGAAGAAAGAAATGAAATTAGAGATATGCAATATTTTAGAAATAACTTACATAAATCCTTAAAAGGAAGTGATACTAAAATTGATTGGGAAAATATCCCAACTAGAGCAATCTCTTTAATGTGGAATCAACGTTCGGTAGACACATTCTTAGGTTTACCGTTCAATATAGCATCTTACGGACTTCTACTTACAATCTTAGCAAAAGAAGTTAACATGGTTCCTGACCAACTGATTGGTAATTTAGGTGATACCCACCTTTATCTTAATCATATTGAACAGGCAAAAGAACAGATTACAAGAGAACCATTTGAGTTACCAACACTTAATCAATTCCCAACTTACGAAGGGTCAAGACCATCAATAGAATCTTATGTGGTTAGTGATTTTACACTTAAAGATTATAAATCACACGAATCAATTAAAGCCCCTTTATCAAATTAAAATTATGAAAGAACAAAACAATTGGAATGACCCACAATTATCAGATGGAGATTTCCCACAACAAAACAAAACAAAATTCCAAGTAGGTGACAAGGCAATTAAAGTTAAGGGATATAAATTTCCTTGCACAATCGTATCGGTATTTAAAACCGTAGACGGAAATGTCCGAGTGGTTGGAGAAATGGATGAATATGGATTACTACACATTTTTAACGAAGAACAATTAGAAAAAGCAAATTAATATGAATTACGGAAAAGAATTTAGAAAATTCGCAAAGAGCGAAGGAATTAACTCACTGGTATTGGATCAGTTTGAGAATGGGTTAACACCATACATTTTGGAAGAACGAGAAATGAGAGCAACGCAAATGGATATTTTCTCCAGATTGATGCGTGATCGTATCTTATGGGTGTCAGGACCTGTTAATCAATATATGTCTGATATTGTTCAGGCTCAATTATTGTTTCTTGATTCTGTTGAGAAAAAAGATATTACATTATATATTAATTCACCTGGTGGGTCTGTATTATGTGGATTAGGGATTGTTGATCTTATGAACTTTGTAAATTCAGATGTTGCCACAACAAACATTGGGATGTGTGCATCAATGGGGTCGGTATTGTTATCTGCGGGGGCAAAAGGAAAACGATCATCTTTAATCTATTCAAAAGTAATGACACACCAAGTAAGTCACGGAACACAAGGTAATGTTCAGGACACACGTATTAACCAAATGGAGGCGGAGAAGTACAATTACGTTTTATTCAAAATGATTGCTGAGAATTGTGGTAGATCATTTGATGAGGTGTTGGAGTTTTCAAGGAGAGATCGTTGGTATACTTCTGACGAAGCATTAGAATTTGGTTTGGTTGATGAAGTTATTGGTGTGGATAAGAATAAATCCATTACACAAATGTTGGAAGGGTTTGATGATTATTATCAAAAAGAAGTAATGTCTAAATAATAATTATATGGAACCATCTCAAGAAATATTCATTGAAATGAAAAAGGTTGCAATCTCAATATGGAAAGATTACGACAATAAATTTGGATATGCAACAGAAAAGATTAAAAGAGTAAACTCAATAGAAAATGTATCGGATAATGCGATGGTGTTTTATCGTATGTTCGATCATTGGAATAAACAATTAATGGAATCTAAACTAAGTGAGGAGGCAATAAATTATATTAATAATAACAAATAATGATTGAAAAAATTATATTAAAAGAAACGATAAGTAAAGAAAAAGTTCAGGTTGATAAAAAACCTAAAAAAAAATATTATAAACCAAAAAAGAAAAAAGAGGACGATAGTTTAAATCACGAAGTTCAAAATTCTGAAAAACCATTTGTTGATCAGAAAGATTTTAAACTACCTAATACGGTTGGGAGATATTCAATTGGATCGGGTAAAAAGTTTTCTATTTATATGGAGAAAAAACCAAAATGGTTACATAGAAAATGTATGGAATTATTTTTAGGTTGGGAATGGGAAGATAACAAATAAAATAAAAAAGTAAATAAAAAATAAAAAATTTTTATTGTCTTTAGGTTTTTTATGATATTTATCAATATCAAATTAACCTTTAAAAACAATATTAATGTCTAAATTACTAAGAGTAATATTTACTTTATTTTTATTGACTCCGTTGTTTGTGTTTTCACAAGTACCTCAGGCACCTTCTAATGGTATCTGGGGTATAATTGATACACAATATCAAGTCGGTACAACTGCTCAGGGATCGACCCAAGCAAAAATCACTTTACAAAACACAACATTAACTAAGTACGCAGGTACTCAGTTTAGAGTGTTTTATGACAACACAGCGTTCACAAACGCAACCGTATCATTGATTGGATCAACTACAAACCTCGATCTTCAATATACAACAAATACCGCAAACGGATATATCACTATGACCTTAGTTTATACAGGTCCAAGTGCTACTTATACGTTGGCTAATGGTGAGAGATTTTTAATTACATTCACTCATGCGGCTCCTGCGGTGTTTAATAACTTGGCATCAATTTCACCACTTACTTGGTCAGGTGCTCAGGTGTTCCCAACATACGCAGCTAAACAAGATGGGATGGACACAACATTAAGTGTACATAATTATGGAGGTAACTTCACATTTCAAAACTTCCAATATGCTGGAACATTTACAAACGTAACAGGGTCACCGGCTAAGTATTTAAATTTGGCACTTCAAAGAAGACCACAGACAGGAGGTTCGTGGGCACAACACTCCACTTATTCAACAGATATAAATGGTAACTTTTCAATATCGGTTCCATTAGATACTACGTATTGGGATGTTCGTTTGGCAATCCAAGGAGATACAATGGGTGTTGGTAATATTATTTCATCAACAGATGCCCAACAAGTTAATCAATGGGTATTAGGTAATGGTACAATGACAGGATTTGACTACTACACTGCAGATGTAAATAATTCGGGTAATATTACAATTTCAGATGTATGGGGTGTATTCGGTAGAGTATCTGGTAGATTCACACAATGGCCAAATAACGTTAAAGATGTAAAATTCTTTACCGCATCTGAATACTCAACAATCAACGGATCCAACACAAACTACACTCAAACTATTCCTGGTGTAACAAACTTTACATTTGAAATTATTGCGGGTCAACCATCTTCAGTAACATATTATGTTATGGTTCCTGGTGATGCTAATGGTACAGGATATCATATGGCACGTGTTACTCCAATTGAAGTATTAGTAGGACCAATACCTGGTTTAGAATCACAAATTTATAATGTAATAGATACTAAAGTTGAATATGATTTCCCAACTCAAACAATTGAAGTTAATGTACCACATATTTCAGTTGATGCTGGTAATTTAGTTAACCTTCCCGTGAAAGTATTTACAAATGGTATAGAATTATCTTCGTTACAGTTTGGTTTAAAATACAATACAGACCTATTGGAATTCAAAGGAGTTATTGCAAGTGAAAATGCGATGAAGTGGATGTCTTATGTTAACCCAAATGGTAATCAAATTGATTGGGGTGGATTTGATGTAACAAATAATCAACAAACGCTTAAGGATGGTGATGAAGTTGTAACATTACAATTCATAGCAAAACAACCACAAAACTTATGGGAAGAAAGTCCTTTATATACTTCATTAAAATTTGCGGGAACCACAGAATCTAATGACTTAACAATTACCCCAACTAACGGAATCTTACAAGTATTAAAAAGTAATATTGGTGAAGTAATTGGAAATAGTATAGAAGTGTTTCCTAATCCATTTGTTGAAAATGTAACAATAACATTTGAAGTAAAAGAAACGACAAACGCAAATCTTTCGGTTTATGATGTTGTAGGTAGAAAAGTTGTTACTATCCTTGAAGGTCAATTACCTGATGGAACATATAATTACAATGAAAACTTAGGACAATTAGAACCAGGACTTTACATAGTAACCTTAAATATGGACAATGAAAGTCCAAAGTTTGAGAAAATTGTAAAACAATAAACAATATAAATAAATAACAAAATGTCAGAAGAACAAACACAAGAAACGAACGACGGAACTTGGTCAGGATTGAAAAAAACAATCATTGGAACATTAACAACGGTAATTGCTGGTGGCGGAGTATGGGTAAGTACATTGATATTCGGTGGTGGTGATGAACCTACTGAAGAAACAAAAACTGAACAAGCGGCACCTGCATCACAACCTGTGATTAATCTTAATGTACAACAAAACCAAGAAAATAAACAAAAAACTGAGAACAATAACGGTGGTGGTGTAGTTCGTGAAAGAATTATTGAAAGACCTGCACAACAACCACAACCACAACCTGAAAAACCAAAAAAGGTTGAGGAAGAATCTTGGTAATAAACAATTAAAATAAAACAAAACAATGTCATTTTTAAAAAACCTTTTTAGTGGTGGATCGCAAGAATTCACAAAAGTTGAGAACGATCAAAGATTTAACTTTATGTTACAACAAATGCAAGGAAACAGATGGAAGATTACTCTTATCATTCTATTAACTTTCTTCTTTATAATTTTCGGTATTGTATTATCGGTAATGTTTAAAGCTGAAATTCAAGAATCTTGGAAAGAGTTACTTTTATTATTGTTAGGTGCATTCGTTGGTAACTTAAATAAAGTTATTGACTTTTGGTTCTCTAATGAAGATAGAGATAAAATGTTAGTTCAAAAAATGGATGAGGAAGATAACGTCTCAAAACCGGATTTAGAATCATACGAAGAACCAACTGAAGAAATAGAAGGATAATGAAAAAAATATTTTACATATTACCTTTTTTTTTAATAGGTTGTAAAACTTTACAGGCCCAGCCCCCTCAAAATGGAGGGGGTATTGGTTCTGTAAAAACTGAACAGTATCAAGCAGAATTTGAAAAAAAACAATCAATTACAGAAGTTGCGGAATATACTGATACAATACAAGTTCCAATACAATTATTAAAAATTGGTATTAACGAAGAATTATATGAATTGTATCCTGAACTTAAAGACAAACGTGTAGGTTTAGGTGTTACAAACATTGTAATTGAATATTTGGAGTATACGGGTAGATTTGTTTTTACCGAAGAAAAGGAAGACATCAAACAACGAATGATTGCTCAGGATAAAGCATCTGACAAAGGGATCTCGGTTAATAAAATTGATGTAAAAGGAAATGTAATCTTAGCAAAATACTTTGTTTATGTTGAGGTATATGACTTTAGTGTATCGGAAGATGAGGTGGTTAAAGTTAACGGTCAACAAACAACAACACAGACCACAAGATTAGGATTACAAATTAAATTCGTAGATGCTGAAACAAGTCAAGTGATCGTAGGATCTGGATTGGGTGAGGCAAGTACGGTAAAAACCTCAAATTTATTAGGGGACATTTCTGATGATGTTAAATTTAACCAATCAACAATTGGTATAACAACAAAGAAGGCGTTGGAAACGGCATCTTCAAGGGTAGTGACACGACTTATTTCAAAAGGTGTCTTTAAAAATTGAAATTAAATGTATTCATACTATTGTTCTTTTGCGTGTTTAGGTTCTTAAACCTAAATGCGCAAACTTACAATTATAGTTATTCCGATCCATGTACAGGCAATTTAAAAACAATAATAGTACCTATTAACGGAAGCGTAACAGTTTCATATTATGGATCAATCGCATCGTTTACTCAAAACGATTTCACAAACGGAACATTTGATGCTTGGACTAGTAACATATTTTCACAATATGGAACAAATAGTCCTTGTTCGGAAATAGTGGGGTTGGGTACGGCAGTTAACGTAACCCAAAATACTGCATTAAATGTTATTGGAATTCTTAACTCACTCTCAACAATATCTGATTTGGCAGCAGGATCTACTAATATATTAGGTGGATCTGTTACGTCTATTAATAATGCTGGAGGAAATAATAATTCTAAAAATAACAAAGGAGGGAATAATTCCCAAAATGGAAGTGGAGGTAATACAACAAATACTAATAACACCACAACCAATAATAATCAAAATCAAACAAATGGGACAAGTAACACTAATGAAGGAAGTACAACCAATTCTGGAACAAATGAAACAAGTTCAAACGGAGGAAATGGAGCCCCTAATTCAAATGTTGGAAATGAAAATTCAACACAAGCAGGAGGAACTACAACTCAAGGTGGATCAAATGAAAATGGAAATACATCGTCTAGCACGACTGTAAATGGGGAAACTCCCAACAACCAAACTCAAACAACAGGAGGGGAAACATCTGAAACACCAATAAACAATGAAACAACAACTGAAAATGGAAATAATATCGGCAACACTGGCAGTGGTAATAACGGGAACACTGGTAATAATGGGAATGGTGGGTCTGGTTCAGGAAATAATCAGACGGAAGAAAATAATGCAACACCTGAAACAACAGAAGAAAAAGGACAGACAAATATAACAGGAGGTGCCACAACCACAGTTAGATCAACACCAACAAGTAAAGAAGGTGGAAAACCCACTGTAGTGGGAAGTGCGGATTTTATTGGTTTTAATTTTAAAAATTCTGAAGTTAAAACAGGATTGAAGTTAACTGGTGGGTATACCGCAATGAGATGGGACGGTAAAAGAAGTTCAGGGTGTTTAGTTGATTATACTTCAGCACTTAGAGGACCAAACATTACAGGTTTTTATGCGTTCATTAGACCTAAATCTATTGTATTAGGGTCAGGAACATTAACGGTTGGATTTGAAGGTAACAAATCATTATATGGTACGATTGCTTTAGGACAAATGTTTACATTTAAAAAACCTAAATCCCTTAAACTTCTTTACATGGCGACTGTATCTTATGGTCAGGTCTATAGAGAATCGTTTTTAGGTACTGCCGCTATTGTGGGGGGGACATATGATTTTAGTATTGGTAAACGATTTGATGTAAAATTAATGAACTTATTTGTTTACGCTCCTTATGTTAGTTATTATAATGATGTGGTATTGAAGTCACCTTATGTGATGTTACCAAGTATTGGTACAAATATAAAATTAACGAAAAAGTTTAAATTTAACATAAATGCAGGTGGTGCTTGGGATTTAAAAACAAGTGCTTTAAATTATACAGTAACGTGTGGAACAAGATTATTAATTGGACAATAGTATTATTGATGTTATTTTTTGTGTCCTTCTTTGGATTGGGCCAAACATTTACCTATTCTGGTTACATTTATAATGCTGATGGGACAGGTGCGGTAAATGTACCTGTTAAGTTGTATAAAAGAACTACACCCGTGATGAATGGGTTTACGTCACAAACTAATTATAACGGACATTCATATTATCGATCAACAGGGGTTGCGACTTGGACGACAGCAAAAAGTGCGTGTGAGGCAATGAATGGTCATTTAGCCACAATATCGAATGCCTCAGAAAATACATTTCTTTTTAATACGTGGCCTTCAGGTTGGATTGGGTATTATCAAGACCGTGTAGCAGGATATACCTATTCAGAACCAACGGGTGGATATAGATGGACAGAAACTCAAGTTACAAGTGGTTTAGATGCTGACTATGATGTATCATCTTATACATCAGGACCAACTTTAGTTGATATCAAATCATCAATTAATGCCACACTATATAATTCTCCGACCTATTCAAGTACGGGAGGTAAATACTTAACATTCAATGGTTCTAATCAATATGCGATAACTAATAACTTAGCTTCAAAATTCACATCAACCGCAATATCAGTAGTTGCTTGGATTTATCCAACAGGAAATGGGGTGATTGCATCTGAATTAAATATCCCAAGCACAACATCAGGTTGGCACGAATCAATTATAGAAATTACAGGGTCAAATACCTTAAGAGTTGGGTTTTGGAACGGTACGGGTATTACGCAATTAAACACTCCTATTACACTTAATACATGGAATATGGTTTGTATCACTTATGATGGAACCACAATGAGAGGTTATTTAAATAATGTGAGTTTTGGAAGTGTAAACTTTTCTCGACAAGCGGCATTTATACATGGAGGAAATGGTCAACAACATTTCGCATTTGGATTAAATGATGCAACCAATATGGGTTCAGGTGCATTTGGGTCGTTTAGATTAGGTGACATCCAATTTTTTGACCGAGCAATTACCGTAGATGAAATTGATAGAACATTTAATTTATATGCTTATAGATATAGAACAAATCAATATACTAACTGGAATCCTGGTGAACCAAATGATTCGGGTGGTGAGGATTATACACAATTTGTGGGTGGTGGTAAATGGAATGACTTACCCGTAAATTATAGTTTCCAATACGTAATTGAGTTTGATTATATTGTTGATTATACACCATGGGTTTTATTTCAAACGGTATACACTAACTCATCAGGATACTATAGTTTTTCACAACCAACGAATCCTGCAGTAGAATGGTACTTACAATACGATGCACCAACACCAGTTACGACTTTACAAATAACAGACATGGTTGAAGTGTCTAAATTGGTTTTAGGTATTACACCAATTAAAAGTATTCATTATCACAGATATGATGTTAACTATGATGGTAAAATAAATGTTGCTGATGAAAACTACATAAACTTAAGAAGATATAATTTTTTTAATAGTTGGGTAACGATGTCACCTGCTAGATTATTTACACCGGCACAATACACAACATTAACAACAAATACAACAGATTTAAGAGTAACTATTCCTGGTGTATCATCTATAACAATAAACTCACCTGTAAGTGGAGGTTCGCAAAACTACTACTTAATAGCTCCGGGTTATAAAACAACTGTAAACTATTAACATGAAAAATTTATTATTTACCTTGATATTGTTATTTCCGTTTTTTATCTTTTCACAAGAATGTGTTAAGGTTGATACGGTATTTGTAACGGCAAAACTAAGAGAACTTGGATCAAGAGACATTAGATTTGGTATTAAACAAATAGTTGAGGAAGAACTTTCTCAGAAGTTTTGTTTATCTGATGATGGGGAATCTGTAAAAGTTGAAGTTTTTTATTTTGGATTACCAAAAACAACAATTAGAGTTGTTGGGGTTGAAAAAACTAATACAATAACTCAAGTGGGGGTAAAACTTCACTACAAAGGTAATTGCTATGAAGGTATTGGAGAATCGGATACTGAGATCAGGGCAATTATGATTGAAGTTAAAGAAGGAACAATTCCATTTGAAAAAATGACCGTATCAACAGCACTTAAAAAAGCAATACACGAAGCGGCAATTAAGTTATGAAAAAATTATGGATAGTTTTATTGTTTTTATTCACTTCAATATATTCGTTTGGACAGTTAACTGTTACCGATGTAGGGGATGGATGGAAAAACAAAGTTGATAGTGCGTTAAAAATAATTCAAACTTACGATATTGAAAAATATAATGTAATACTTGAAACTTGTACTCTCATTGGATATTGGAATGAATCTTTTTCAACAACTGAAGGTGATTCTGTTATTTTAATATCAGTAAAAGATATGAATAACACAAGTATTAATAATATTGCGGCAATTTTAGTTCACGAATCTTTACATTTATTTATAAAACAGATGTATACCAAACTTAATCCTAATAAAGAAGAAACTATGTGTTATGCTTATGAATTAAATTTTCTACAAAAAATACCAAATGTTGAAAAATGGTTAATTGATAATGCAACAACCAAAATAAAATATTATTCATCACAATAGTTGATATTGTCATTCAAATTGCTTAATTTTAGTCATATGGAAGCAATATTGAAATTTAATTTACCTGAAGAAACCCACGAATTTAAAATGGCGATAGATGGATCTAAATGGTCTCTCGCAATGTGGGAACTTGACCAATGGTTAAGATCTGAGACAAAATATAATGCGGAAGCATTATCACAAGAAAAATACGATGCTTATTGTGAAATTAGAGATAAGATATATAGTATTTTAAATAAAGATGGAATAAGTTTTGACGATTAAGATTATGAAAAAAAATAACACTAACGAAAACAATAGTCCTGAACTATTGATTGTTTTAATATTGGGTATCGCATTGGGTTTATTTTTAATATCTTGTGATGAACAACCAAAAACAAAACAAATCCCCCAAGAACCTAAAGTATTAACTAAAGATACTGAAAATTATTATCAAAGAGTGACCGAATACACTTATGAAGGGTGCGAATATATCAAAGTTGGTTATGGTCAAAGTATTTGGGGATCACATAAAGGTAATTGTAAAAACCCAATACATAGTAAATAATATGACAGATCAAGAAATACTTAAGTTTGGTGAGATCCAGTACTTAAAAGGTCGTTTGGATGAGTTATATAAGGCAATCCCAACCATCACCAACATGGAAAGACGAAGAAAATTGGATCAAAGAATTGAAAAGTACATTAACAAACTAAAAAAAGTTGATGAGGTTGCTTATCGTTTGTATGAGGTTGAATTAAATGCAAGGCACAGAGTTAAAGTTAAGGGAAAGTTAGAGACAGAAAACTTATTAAATGAGATACTTAATTCTGAAATGATTACGGACGAAAACCTTATTAAAAAAATTAAAGATAAGTTAGAAACTTTTTGATGAGTAAGAAACCTGACAATGTTGCGGATAATCCGGGTTTATTACCGTATGGGTCAAATGTGGGTGCACCATCAATAAAGGTGGACAATATTGAAAGTTGGAAAAATTCTAAAGTAATAAAAGTTAATAAGGAATTCAATAATAGATATGAATCACTAAAGAAACAATATGATGAATTGGTGGAAGAATTTAAATGGAATGAAATCGTTTATAATTCTAAGTTTAATTTTGAACCTGTTGTTGGTGAAACTTATCATTTGTACTATGGACAAAATAGATCAACATTTCTATCATTAGTTGAACCGAGTCAATGGAATAAAGAACACATTGGTTCGTTTACATTAAACTATGATAATAAATGGATTAAATTATGAATGATAGATTTGGATTTTTTGTTGATACCTTTAAAGGGATTGGTTTAGGAATTACTTTTGGGGTTTATGATAAACATTTAATTGGTATGGGAACCTTTTTATGTTTTAATTTTTACATAGAAATTAGATTAAAAAAATAATTATTATATTTGTAAAATGAAAATTACTATAATATCAGATACTCACAATCATCACAATAGAATTACTGATGACTTACCTGGTGGTGATCTACTTATTCACGCTGGTGACCTTAGTTCTATGGGTTATCAACATGAGATTGAAAATTTTGCAAAATGGTTTGATGGTTTAAATAACTATGATCATAAAGTTTTTATTAGTGGTAACCACGACTGGGGATTTCAAAATAACAGTGAGAAAATTAAAGGTCTTTTAACGGGTTATAAAACAATTGATTATCTTGAAGATGATTGGATTACCGTTGGAGATGATGATCCACATAATGTAAATGTAAAAACTGCTAAAATTTGGGGTAGTCCTTGGCAACCTGAGTTTTATAATTGGGCATTCAATTTACCCCGAAATGGTGATGAGTTGAAATCAAAATGGGATATGATTCCTGAGGACATTGACATTTTAATTACTCATGGACCGGCTTGGGGTTTTCTTGATGATGTTGAAGGTAGAAGAGGGGAACATCTTGGGTGTGAATTACTTATAGAAAAAATAAGACAGATTAAACCAAAAATTCATATATGTGGACACATTCATACAGGATATGGTCATTTCTACAATGGGCAAACTCACTTCTTCAACGCTTCGGTTCTTAATGAAAGATATGCTTACGCTCATTTACCTTGGAATATAGATTGGAATCCGATAACAAATGAAATTGAATTTTTATGATGGAAAAGGCAAAATTTATTGAGAATAAAATTTTTAAAGATAAACGAGGTACGTTTAGTCCTTTAGATCTGGCTAAACTTGATAAAAATTGGGTTCAAAGTAATATTAGTACAAATCCCCAAAAATTTACACTCAGAGGATTACATTTCCAAAAGAATGAATACGCTCAGGCCAAGTTAATTAAAGTCATCTCAGGTAAGATATTGGACTTTGTTGTTGATCTTAGAACAGTATCTGAAGATTATGAAAAAGTATTTTTCTTTGAGATGAATGAAGGGGATGAGGTTTATGTCCCAAGATATTTTGCTCACGGATTTATCACACTTCAAAAAGATACTGTGGTTCAATATTTAGTTGATAACGATTACAGTCCTGAGAATGAAGGTGTGGCAGTGTGGACCAAATATCCTGAAATTGAGAGAGAAATAAAGAAGTTAGATTTAACGTTTGATAGTAATTTGATTATTATTGAAAACAAAGATTTGGTGGAAAAATAAAATTTAGTTGATATTTATAATTAAAAATAAATATTATGGAAGAAAAAGATTTAACTAAAAAAGTTTTTGAAGAACTAAAGAGACGTGGCTTATATGAGCAAGACGATACTTTAGAGGATGAGGACGATAATGACGATGAAGATAACGATACCCAAGATGATGATATCAACGACAATACCAATGATGAATTCTGTGAAATGGTTTGTCGTTTGTTACATTCTCAAACACAAGTTCACGTATTTCATTTACAAACTAAGTCATATTCTGAGCACAAAGCATTACAAGGATATTACGAAGGCATTGATGCGTTAGTTGATGGAATTGTTGAGTCATATCAAGGTAAATACGGTCTTATTACAAATTATAAATCATATGATATGGAACAATACTCTAACGGAAAGAAAACCATTAATTACTTTATGGAATTATTAAAAGTAATTGAGGAAAATAGAGAATCAGTTGAAGATTCCTATATCCAAAATCAAATTGATACCGTTCAGGAATTAATTAACTCTACCGTGTATAAACTTAAATTTTTAAAATAATTTATTTTTTTGTTTGACCAATTAAAAATAAATTGTTATCTTTGTTGAAGTATTAATTAAATCATTTTAAAAAATGGGAAAAGGAACAACAAAAGGTCGTTACATTTGTAAAGTAGGATTTTATGACATTTATGCATCTGACTCAATGAGAAAAGTTGCTGGTAGAGGAAACTTAACTGAAGTTGCATCTACAGTGTATAATGTCTATCATGCAAAGAAGTTAAAAGAGAAAGGGTTTAAAACAAAAGATTTAGCTGTAGAAAAGGCTAAAGAAATGATGGAGTACCATATGATTGGGAAATAAAAAAAAGTCGGATGAAAGTCCGACTTTTTTATTTAATTAATATTTGGATTGTCAAGATACGAGACATTAACAACAATATCTCTTGAGACATCTCTACCTAATACGGACGATGAGTACCTTGAAATATAATCTTTCATTAGATCGGTAACATATTCTTTTGTTACTCCCATCATTTCATCTCTGAAGAAATTACCCGCTTCTCTATCAATTTTAAGACCATTCATTTTATCGACTGTTACAACTTCAACGTCAATCACAGGATTACCGTCTTCAATATTAACACTCATAAAATTAAAACCAACCCTTACTCTTGGATCCCAACCTAATCTTACCTGTTTGAATTCATTAAGTTGTTTTTCAATTGTATTAATAAACTTTTCATTTTTATTTGTGATAACTTTATCTACTGATTCATTACCTGATTTAAGATCTTTCATTTCATTTCTTGATACGATAATCATTGTTTTACCAATTGAACTATTGTATCTTGTTGGGTTGGATTGAGACATATGTTTACTGGTTGATGATGAATATTTGTTATCAACTTCAAACCATCTTCTATATTTGTACATAAATATTGGATACCAATTCCAAGAATAAACAATATAAGCCCAATCGCCTTTATAATCTTTTTCCCATTCTGCGTGTAAGTTTGAACCTTTAAATGGTTTTAGTTCTCTAACTAAATCTCCTGCTCTTTGATTAGATGTTCTTTGAGATTTTAATTTATGGTATTGATTTAATTCACTTTTTTTAGTTAAATCATATCTACCATCTTCTCTGTAATTTTGAGTATATAAATTAAAATAATGAGTATGTTCAGATGGATCAAGACCAAATGATTTCATATTTTTTAACATAAAATCACCAAGTTTTGATGAGGTTGCATTAGGTGATTTTTTATAGTTATTAAGAAATTTAAAAAATAATGATTCTTTTTTTGTAAAAGCGTTCTCTTCTTCAAATTCCCTTAATAGTTTTCGTAATAAATCTCTCATAATATATAAATACCGATTAAAATAAAAAATATCATTTATTTAATATTATGTAATTATTTTTATAATTAAGGTAAATAGTATTTTTATGGCACATCCTTTATTACACGCAAAAAGTTCCGTCAAAAAGTTTGGTGGGAAGGTTGAAGATTATATTCATTTACATAATTGGATGGATGAAACAAAAGCATGGGTCGGTCATTCTTATCATAGAATGTTTAGACACCATTCTGAGGGTATTTTTGAAATGGAAAAAATATTTGGCGATTCATTTATTAATAGTGATGATAAAGTTGTTTATACAAGATACGTGGGGGAACAACACGTTAAGGAAGATTGTTATGATTATATCCCAACGGCAAAAGAATGGATTCAAGGTATTCAAAGTAAAGAAAAACCCATGTGGATGACAAGAACATTGGATCTTAAATTTGATGATTAACATATTTATATAATAAAAAACTTATGAAAAAATATTTTGAATCATTATTACTCTACATGAGAAATTTAGGTGTTGATAGAATATGGACTGAAATGACAATGGATGGATCACACGTTGACTATTGGGACGAAGATTTTCAAGCAACTAAAAATGGGGATTATAAACAAATCCCAATCCCCAAACAATTTATAAAATTGTTTGATACGTTAATTGAAAAATATGGTAAAGAAATATGGGATGGATCGAGTAATGAATGGGATTCTGAGTATTATAGAGTTAATATTAATGTTTCGTTATCTGAAAGAAAAATAATCATTACTAGTGATATTGAAGAACAAACAAGTGAGGGTTCTTCAGATGAATATGATGTTATTGAGGATCCTGAAGTACAATCCTTTTTAGATGACAATAAAATAGATGATCTTGTAGTTAAATATTCTGGTGGGGGTGATGATGGTTATATTGACGATGATGGATATGACGATGAAGGTAATCAATATAGGTTATCGGATGATTTAGAAAATTACTTATATACAAAGTTAAATAATACTTTTGGTGGTTGGGAAATAAATGAAGGATCTAGTGGTAAATTTATCATTAATAGACAAACTATGGAAATTGAACATGAGTGGTATGATAGAGAATGGGTCCCAAGCGATTTACGAATTGAAATAACAGAAAAAGATTTGAATTAAAATGGAGGAAAAACTATTAAATGATTTAAAACCTTTATTTATTTATACCAAAAAAGTTGGTGAGTGTGCGATTACTGCCGAAATGGAATTAAATCGTGTTACAAATATATCTAAACACATTTCTAAAATTGATAAGGAAGGAAAAACAATCCCGGCAATTCCAATGATAGGTATGTTTAAAGGACCAATTAAACAAATATTAGAAATGTATGGGGAAGAAATGATTAGACATTTAGATGATAATAATGATGAAGATGACTATCACTCTCCATTAGTTACTATTTATCCTGATCAAAAAAAAATAAATATCCGTGATTTTGCTTATTTTGTTATTGAAGAAGAGTACGATGGTGTTTTTAGAAATAGTGAAAGGTTAATGGAAGATATGATTGAAGACAATGTTAAAAATTTTAGGTTTGATTTTTGGGGAGGTTGGGGTGATAGAGAATTAGATATTCAAGCTCTTAGAGGTGATAGAAATGCTGTCCCTGGATTAGTAAGACCATATTATCGTTTTTTCACTGATTTACTTGAAGAAAAATTTACAGGATGGGATACGGAAGAAGGATCTTATGGGACAATAGAAGTTAATGAATCAAGAATAATAGTAAGTTGTTATATGAGATCAAAAGAATGGCGTTGGACTGGATTTGAAAAAACTTTAAGTGTGAATTCTTAAAGTAAAGACATATTTATTAATAAAACAAATAAATATGGGATACACAAGAGAACAGGTTGAGGCTGCCGTTAAAGCCAAAGGTTACGTTTACTTTGAGGACACTAATAACAAAGGGTTTGATGTAAACATAATTGGAATAAGAAACGCCGCTACAGGTCAAAAAGTAACAAATGCGTTTGATGACTTATTAACAGTAAGTTATAAAGATGAAACAGGTGTGTGGAAATACCACGAATGGCCGGCGACAACAGATCCTGGTAAAAAAGGAGTGATGGAATATCACAATAAGGCTGGAGTTGCTCGTCTTGTTGAGGGTCAATACAGAGGATCTCACACAATTGGGTTACACCAAGGAAAATACGAAGCATTAAGACAAGCAAAAAATGTTAAAGTTTATCGTGATCCGAATCGTGATTTAACTTATGATGAAACAAAAATTGCTGAAGGTGTGTTTGGTATTAACATTCACAAAGCAGGTGCTGATTCAACTTATGTTGAAAACTGGTCTGAAGGATGTCAAGTATTCAAAAGATCAAAAGATTTTGATGAATTTATGGCAATCTGTAGAAAGGCTCGTGAAAAACACGGAAACTCTTTTACTTATACATTGATTGAATCAAGTGATATTAAGTAATAGAAAATAACTAATAAACCCCCATTTCTAAAAAAGATTTGGGGGTTTTGTTTTTTTATTGAAATTTTATTTATATATTTGTCTTCTTAAAATAATCTAATGGTAGAAAAATACAGATATAAAATACAAAACCGATTGAGTAGTTTCACATATTGGTTGTATAATGAAAAATTCTTGGGCTTACAAAAAGTTATTGATGTTATACTTAAACCACTTGAAACTAAACTCAGTGAAGAAGAGAAAAATAAACATATTTTTGGTGCGAATGTTTTAAGATCTAATGGAAAGATAACAGAATCTCAATATAATAATTTCATTGATAATTTATCAAACAGAACATTAATATATACCGATGAGAATGGAAACATTGATCCAAAGGGTAAATGGCACTACGTCAATAAGTTAAATACCAATTATTATGATTTAGCGGAGTTATTGACGGAATTACTTATAAGATCATATAACAACAATAGTGTTGTTAGTAAAACCATTATCCAAAGTTTGATAGGTAAATCATCTGATATTGAAACTAAAAATGTTTTACTTAAACATAAACACAAACTACCTCAATTATTTAATGACTATTTAAAATCTCCACAGGAACTACTTAAGTTTACTAAAGCAATACAACGAACTAGTGCAATGGGTGAGAAATTGGAGGATGATATAGTAAAAAGATTAACTGAGATTGGTTATGAGGTTATATACCAAGGTGGTAATGGTGATTATATTGACATGGTCTATTCAATTGATTTTATCATAAAAGGAAAAGATAAAATTTATACCGTACAATCAAAGACAACTCAAAATCAGGTTGATAAGTTTATGAAAGATAGTAATTGGGGGAAATATAAAGAGGTTGATTTATTAATATATCCGTCAAATACAAAATACAAGATATTTATGGTGAAAGATAAAGTAACCAAAGAAATTGATAAATGAAAATCATTATTACTGAAACACAAGCAAAATTACTTATTGAGGGTAAAATAAAATGTCTTAAATGTGATCATTCTTGGGTTAAAGAAAAAGATGATGAGCACCCAGATCTTTGTCATTCTTGTGGGTGGGATTCAAAAGAAAATAAGTACAATAAAACTGAACTAAAAAAGTTTTGGAAGAACTATAATTCAATCAATGAGGTTAGAGATAGTGGAATTAAAGTAACCGAAGAATACCTTAAAAAAAGAATTCCCTTTTTAAAACATCTTGAAACATCCGTTACCGATGAAAGAGATGGTGATCTTAGAATACAATTCCAAAACGTTACTTATAATCAAAACGTTGAATACGTTAATTATAAGACGGATCCACCTACAGAACTTAAATTCAAACAATACAACACGGTTCTTGAACTTTATTATTATGAATACAAAATGGGTGGTTCAAGAAATGAAAACCCAAGATACAGATATGCAATTGGATTAAGATTTGAAATCCCATTATCATTTGAAGATGGTGGGGATGAATTATTTGAACATATTTATAGGTTAGCAAACAAACAGGTTACCGAAAAATTATCATATAATAATGATGTGATAACTGAGAGTCCAACAGTACCAAAAGAATTTATGGATGAATCGGTTAATCAGATTTTAAAAAGATTCTTTGAAATTGAGGAATGGATTGAGAATTTACCAATGGATATAAAAAATCCGTTGGCTGGTTATATTAAAGAAATGAAATTCTTAAAAAATAAAATAGGTGTATTATCTGAAAATAGTTTTGAGAGGACAAAAGAGATGATTGCAAAATCTGTTGATCGTATTGGAATTGTTGATACAATAAAAAAGTTTGGATTATCAGTTAAGGCTGCGGACAAGTTCATTGAACCAAGTGTTATTTTACCTGGTGATCATCAGTTGAGTTTGGAAAGAATAAAATCATTTTCAACTTATCAGTGTAGAGAAATATTACAATATTATATTTTTAATAAAAAATCACTACCGTCATATTATAAGGATGACGAAGTTAAAATACATCTTTCATTTGATTCGTTTGTTGGTACTTGGAACTTTTCAATTTATTTTGATGAAAATGAGGCAATGACGGGTTATGCCACAATGTTTTGGGATGACAATAAAGAACTACCAATATCAATAGATTTTTATAGAAATGAAACGGAACAATATGAAAATGAATTTGAATTTAATGATTATATGACAATAGATCAAAAATTTAAAACAGTTCAACAGTTAGTTGATTTCTATAATGAAAACTATTTTTCTGCGATTAAATACTACACTAAAAAAGCATTACATTTTGCTAGAAAAGAAATGTATGAATGGTTTGAAGATAATAGAAGTGATTCTGATATTTGATTTATTAAAAAGAAATGTTTATTATTAACTAAAACATACAACATGAGTAATAATAATAGTAGTAGTGGAGGTCTAAGTTTAACAACTATCCTATTTTTAATCTTTTTAGTTTTAAAACTTACAAATTATATTGATTGGTCTTGGTGGTGGGTTACTTCACCGTTATGGATTAGTGCAATACTTGTAATTTTAATTTTTTCAATCCTTTTAAAAATAAAATAATAAGTTATGTTAGAATTATTAACAGGATACTTAAAACAATTACCTGATGGTAGTTTTGTTGTTAGATTTGCCGACACGGTTAATTCATTTAAACCAATATTTTTTGATCTTCCTTTACATCCTTCAAGTAAAGATAATGAAGGACTTGTTCACGGAAAAGAAGTTGAATTTGTAATTGAAACAATCGCAATAGGTGATAGTGAATTTGATATTATTGATTGTGATGTTGCTAAGTTATTACCATTTTATTCTGATGTATCCAATTACCCAATGTTAGATTCAATCATTGAGAATTATCCTGATGAGGAATTTTTAAAGGCGGATGGGCTTGATGATGCAATCATTGGTGTTGATGAAGGTTCATTCCGACTTATATACTCAAAGAGTAAATGTATTGATATATTTGTGAGTGAGGGAATGGATGTGGAAGATGCCTTAGAGCATTATTATTATAATGTTGTTGGATCCTATGTGGGAGAAAAAACTCCTATCTGGTGTGAAGATACTTTACTATAGTTGTATTTATTTATAAATCTAATCATATGGGAACTATTACTAAAAAAATTATTAAACTCATTGAAGAAAAAGAAAGTTTATTATCCGATGAGATTAAAGATCATTTAATTGAATTAAAGGAAGAAATTAAAAATCTTAAAAAACAAGAATCGGATTTAATTAACAGGACATATATGGTTGGGTATATGGACAAAGAAAGTAACCGACGTATGAAAGGAAATTATTACAAGGAAACTTATGAACCATTTTTATTTTTAAGATCAGAATGAAAAGATTAATATTAATAGTATTAGTTATGATTACAATTGTAAGTTGTAAATCATCAAAACATACCAATTGTGATGCTTACGGATCTGTAAGTAAAACCACACAAAAATAATTTATTTTTCATTACTCAAAGTATTTATATACTATATGAGTAGTGACCATAATATTCCACCATTCTTTAGAAGAAGAATAGATCATCATAAATTTGAAAAAATGATGAGACAGGGTATTATGTATATCTATTATGATTCCAAAAGTTTAGAAGAGTTCAAATGGAAATTAGTCCAAGCGACATTAGAAAACTATCTCCACTATAAATATGAAATTGATTTGGATACCGTACCTGAAGATGAGGTGACTGATTTCATTAAATATATGATTGATGTTTATGATCCATTATTAAAAAGTTATTATTACAGTGCAAGAAAAGAAGGAAGAGGACCTGTTAACGAAGGGGCTATGGATGGTACCATACAAAAAATAATTGATTCCTCAATAAAGGACTTAATTAATATATGTGGTAATTTTGATAGTGAGAATTTTCCTGATTATATATCATTTGAGGCTTGTGAAAACATTGAACAAATTGATAAAATTACCGTAAAAAAAATCACCCCAATTAAAAAATTAAGCAACATCCCAATGTTTGATGTTGAGGTAGATATTGATTTTGTTAGTGCATCTGCTTGGGTGGACTTTGAGAATGAATTGGTAATGATTACTGATTATATAAAAAACAAGTATAAAATTTTTGTTGTTTTTACTGTGATGGAACAATGGAATGTTCATAAACGTCAAATGGAGGGATCATTAAAACCACTTATCAAAAATGTTCTAAGAGAAGAGATGACAGATATACAAATGTATATGTGGAAACTTAAACGTGAGATTGAAGAAAATTATTATAAAGTTACCAGAAAATTTGAAGATCCTTGGTTAAAACATACAAGAATTGAATCAATATATTGGGATAACTTTGGGAAAATATTTGAAGTTGTCATAAAGAGCGATACCAATTATGACTTAACTTGGTGGATCCAATTTGATGAAAATATGAAAATGGAAAGTGTTATAAAGCACGAAATAAAAGATTGGGAGTATAACATAAAAGATGTTGAGCAAATTGGTGGATTTGAGAACGATTCTAAGGACTTTTGGTCCGTCATTAGATACATCTATCCATATGCTCAAAAATATATCATTAAAAGGAAGAAAGAAATGATTAATGAAAGTGAGGAAGACAAACTTAAAAGTTTCTTTTTTAAATTATGGGACAGTAAAAAAAATGGGGGTCAAACACCAAAATTTGATTTAAAGACACTTCAAAAATTAGGATTATTAAAAAAAGAAGACAAGATCCGTAATTACTATACGGAATATATGGGTGGTCAAGAAGAGTTAGAAAGAAATGTTAAAAACTTTTTTATTGGTCAAACATTTAGTACTGACGACATTCAAAAACATAAAATAAATGTTGGTGGATATGATTTTGTATTTAAAATAGTTGATGTTTTTTTTGATCAAACAACTATGGGTAATGGGGAAGTTGAATGTTATGCGTCATTTGACATTATAAAAGGAAATGTAACCGTATTCTCAGGTGAAGAGTTTGATTTAATGGATCACGATTCAATTAGTGATGAACTATGGTGGGAGTTAGATGAAGAAATAAAAGATTTGATACAAGATTTCATGTTTGAAATTATTGATTCTTTTGGTGTTAATGTTGATCAAATATATTTAGAGTGGGGATAGTATGAAAAGTTTAATTAAGAAAATATTAAAAGAAGAAACTGAAGATAAGTTGAAAAACTTTTTCTTTAAGATATGGGACCAACAAAAGGAAAAACAAGGTGTTGCGTTCTATGATGAAGGTCTTCTTAAAAAATTAGGTCTTTATAGACCAGAAGATAAAAGACGCCGTATATGGGAATACTATGTTGATTACATGGGTGGTAAAGAAAATCAGACAAATGAGTTTATTAATTACTTAGAGAATACAATCTTTAATGCTTCTGACAGTGAAGAAATTCAAGACAGAATATCTTTTGACTTTAAATTCAAACTTTTAAATGTTGATATTAATAACAAAAGAGAATTAAAAGGATCATACTTTATTGTTGAAGGAGTATGGGATGATGCAGATTCAGGAGAAACATATAGTATAGTTACAGGACAAAATGAAATTGACGATATGGCAACTTATTTTGATATGCAATATGAAATAGGTGAAGGTATAAGTGATTTTGTAACTCAAATTGGTAGAAAATTTGGGTTAATGTTAAATTTTGTTGATATTAGAGAATACAAAGTAAATTAACAAAAATAACCGGACTCCATATCACACACAATTTTAATACCACAATCGTGTAATTGAGGTTTGAATGTGGAACGAAACTTATGACCAATGTCTACAAGCTCATCAGTATAAATGGGATGTACGCTAATTACTTTTATTGTTACCATAGAATTACATTCATTAAAAATTATCCTATCACCTATTCTTTGTGCGTACCTAAAAGACCTCATATTTTGTTCAGGGTATTCGAGGACCATAGATTCAATGGAAATAATACGACCATTACTTACCATTTTTAAAAAAGATAAAAATGACTGTTTTAATTTGTTGGATATCATTTCATTCCATTTAAAATTGCTTGTATAACAGAAATAGATTCTTTGTCTTTATCTGTTTTATATTCTTTTTTCTTGAGGTAATCTAATGAATCAATGAGTTCTTGTTTTTTAGATGATTCCTTAGGTTCTGTTACGGTAGGTTCACAGTAAGGGCATTCAATCAATTCTTTACGATAAAAATGTTTATTTTGACATTTTTTAAACGAACCAATTTCTTTGTCTTGGTGTGTTGATCTACCATAAACAATGTTCATAACTGCTTTTGTTTTGGATTCCGATTTACATACGGACATAACAATATGCTCAAATAATTTTCTTTCCATGGGACAAATATAGTTATTTTTTCTAAACAAACAAATTTGTTTTCATATATTTATATAAGATGAAAGAACTAATACGAAATATTTTAAGGGAAGAAACCGAAAAAAGTACAAATATAGAAAAGTATTTAAACCCTTTAAAAAAATATATTTCGTTGAGACCTTTACCGGATTCTGTTTGCTTTACGTCTATTGTATTATCTGAAAATATAATAATTGTAATGTTCCGATATAATAGGGTAATGACTAAAACTCTTGAAGAAAAAATTCAATCGGAAATTAAAAAAGTGTTTAACACAAATAATATTTATGTAACAAGTTTTTTTACTGATGAGAAAACCTGTAAGGAAAATTTAGAAAGATTATTAAACAGTGATGATTATAATAAAAAATTATTTCTGATTCCTAATAAAAATTATAATTCATAAATTTTGTCAACAGCGAGACCTTTTGCATATAATACGGGATCCACAATATCGGGGACAATACAATTGGGTGATCTTGCAATTGGTGTAGATCCTTTGGACTATCCTGGTGGTGTTGGTGGTGTAAGATGGTGGAATGGTCCTGATGAAGATTTGGGATATATAATATGTAGACCAAATTTAAATGGTAACCAACCAAATCCCGACAATGATCCTGCTTACATTCGATTTTTAAGATCCAAATTAAAAACAGAGGATTCTTTTGTAAATTTAACTAATACAGTTTTTGGGCAGTCATTTACAAACGGGAACGATTGTAAAAGTTATTTAGATTCAAATGGGTATTGGAATTCTTGGATTGACACTAGTCCAACACCTACACCAACTCAAACCATTACACCAACTATAACTGTAACTCCAACTATAACTGTAACTCCAACCAATACAATAACTCCAACCAATACAATAACTCCAACAAAAACTATAACACCAACCAATACAACAACTCCAACAAAAACTATAACACCAACAGTTACACCAACCAATACAATTACGCCAACAGTTACACCAACCAATACAATAACCCCATCAACATCCCCTTCACCATCTTCGGCGGTAACATTCTTACAAACATTTACATCAGGGGTGGCACCTGGAACAACAATAGAAAATGCTTGGACAACATTTAGAGCACAGTTAACAGGAACATATACTAAATTTGATTTTACAAGCTCTAATGGTCAAGGATATACAGGGATTACAGATGCCGTCAAAGTTCAACAAATTGCAAATGCTTTACGTACTGGAACAACAGGAGTTACATTGGCGGTAACAATTAGTGGTGTGACTTGGAATGTTGGGTGTTGTACTTGTAGATCTGGTGGTGCTATTAACGGAGCTGTTGAGTTCGCAAACGTGGCACTTTGTAGTGGTAGTAGTACCGCAGCATTAAGACCATTTATAAATAACAGTAACTGGGGTGGTATTGGGTCAACAGTAGGTGCTGCCACACAAACATTAACACTTAAATTTTATTAAAGGATATGTATAATGTAATAGAAATATCAACAGGAAACATTATGTTGGAAAACTCAACATATGAAGAATGTATACAATGGATTGAAACATATGGTGATATCATAAATTATACAATTGTACCGTACCAATAAGGGTTTATAAATATATTTATAGATAGTGAAAGAATTAATCAAACATATATTGAGAGAAGAGACCAAAGATTATAGATCAGGTATACTTGATATTATAAATAAAAAGGGATTATTCACTGGTGCCAAAATAGTTGGTGGGATTAATAATTTAAAAAAAGTATTCAAAGATAACGATGAAATTATTAATAAGATTGAAAGACAAAAAGGATTACTTGAAGTCCGATATCATCCTAATAATGAAGTTATCGTTAGGTTAGTATTACCATTTAAAATTATAGGACAAGAAAATAATATATGGAAAACAAATAATTGGGGGGTTATAAATCTTATATATGATGAAAGTAAGTTAACTGAAGAAGAAAATAATATATTTAAACTTTTTTTAGTTGATGCTATTGTTCATGATGGTGTCTCAGAAGTTGTTGCGAATGAAAGTAATGAGTTTAGAGATTCATCTTATGTTACATTAAGTGAAATTAATGGTGTTCCCATTAAAAAATTTGGGGATCCTGAAGGGAGATATCCATATGAAAGAGTGGAGGAAATCATTACAAAAATACAAAATAAGTCAAATATATATGAAAATACTAAATCTCCATTAAATTATTTAAAAAGAAGAATTAATAGTGAAGATATAATTAAAGCCATAAACGACTCAATTAAATTTGTTAATGGGTTTAGAGATAGAGAAGAAATGGATGGTAACACATTTGAACGTATTGTTTTAGATGCAACAATGGATGACTTCCATTCGGATCTATCAGATGATGGCGCCGTTAATTTTGATTATGATGGTATTCATAAAGGGTTACATCAATTATTTCACGATTACATTATGGATAAGTATGTTGAATACAATAATGAGAATGATATTTTAATGGAGGAAATAACAAAAAGAAAAACAGGAGAAAGATTTGAAGACCTACCAAAAAAAGATCAAATGAATGTGAGGGTGGTGTATAATTTTTTGTTAGCAAATCATCTTATATTAACAGAAATATTAAAAGATTATATTCTTCACGTTGATGAAGATGCTGATGAAATAGCATATATGATATCAAAAAGAGATGGGGAGGTTCATATTGATTATGGATTTCAGGATAAGTTAGTAAAATTAATAAAAGACGACGGATATAGAGGTGATCTTGTTGAGATGGCGTCATATATATATTTAGATAAACATTTACCTAAAGAAATAAAATTTGATAGTAATCAAAGATTAAGAGGTGGGAATATATCAATTTACCGACATTAAAATGAGATTAAAAGAAAACATAAAAAGAATATTGAAGGAGGAAACTTCGTTACAAACAAAACTTGAAGAGTTAATTGAAACTCAAGGAATATGGGCGGCATCTAAAGCGGTTGGAGGTATTTCAAAGTTAGGTAAGATATTAAACCTTGATTTTAATGACGTGGATGTTCAAGAAAGATTAGTTAGAAATTTTATTAACTCTGCAAAAATTGAAGATCTTGATGTGGTTAAAATAGAAAAAAGAATTTCTCAAACTGGTAATTTAATCCTTAGGGTTTATTTTGAAACGGAATCAAATGCTTCTAATATTGATACTTGGTATGATAGAGTTATAACTGACGAAATGGATAAATTATTTCCTTTTAAAGTTAATCCTTCTTGGACACCCGCTTTTGCTAGTAGTGCTAAAGGTGTAAAAATATTTATAGATTCTGAAAAAATAAAATACGATAACTTAGGTAATGTTGTTACTGAAGGTCATATTAATCCTAGTTTAAGAAGGAGATTTAGTCAAGATTTAGATGATCTTGAGATTAGAAAGATCATACGTGTTGTTATGGGTGATAAGTATCTTGAAGATTATGCTCGTTATGATAGTTTTGTGGATGATGTTGTAATGGATGTATCGGATTATATTTTTGATGAAAACAATATTACTATTAGTGATGATAATAACTATTCTTTACACCGTGAACTTTATGATTATTTGATGGATGAATATAGTGGTATGATCATTAAATATTATAGATTACACAAAGAAGAAGATGAAGATGATGAACTATACGAAAATACAGAATTAAAAGAAAGATGTTGGAAAGGATACACTCAGAAGGGTATGAAAACTATGTTTGGTAAAAGATACCCAAATTGTGTAAAAATAAAGAAATAATATGAACCCACAAGAAAACATACCGGTAAATATAAAAAGAAGAACTCATTTAATTGATAGGGTAATACATATTATGTTACAAAATATGTATCCGTGTGATTATAATTCTTCTGACCATTTTGTGGAAGGTGTATTAGATGAAATTAGATGGTTTTTACTTGATGTAGAAGAATTACAAGGTATTGAAAGAGCGGATATTGAGAACTACATTCTTGATTACAAATATGATGAATTAACTGAATACTTCAATGAAAGGTGTATTGTTTTAAAAAATGATAATCTACAAGAATCCATAAAAAGAATATTAAGAGAAGAGATAGATAATTCAAGATTCTTTTATAGAAGAATTGATTTAGATGACTTAGAAAAAATACTTTCATTTTTTGCTCATCAAATGTATTATGAAACAAATAATTATGAAGATTTCAAATTTCATTTAACATTAAAGTCGGTGGAATTAATTATGGATAATGTATATGATATGGGATGGGATGAATTACCAGAGAAAGAAGAAACAGAATTTGTTACAAAAGTATCGGATATATTTGAGGACAAAATTAAAGAATTGTATAACTATTATAATCAAAAATAATGAACCTACAAGAATCCATAAGAAGAATATTAAGGGAAGAAAAAAAGAAAGAAAGAACCCATTATCATCAATATAAGTTAGGGGACGTTATTGATGGTAGTAAATTAGATGATTTGTCTGGTGGGTTAGTTGGTAATGATAATAACCAATATGTTCTTATACAATATCCGTTATATAAATTTCCATATACAAGACAAGATTTGATTGATTTTGACCCTGAATATGCGGAAGAAGAAATATGGAGATTGGAAAGTATTAAAGATAATTTTGATAAAACCCCACCAATACCACAAGAAGGTGATGGTCTGCACAGAATTATAGCGGCAAAAGAACTTGGATATAAAACAATATTAATGTGGAAAAAAATAACAAACCTACAAGAATCCATAAAAAGAATATTAAGGGAAGAAATAACCGAAGATAAGAATCTTTACGGTGAGAAACTTAAACCCTGCTCTACAAAACCAATGACAGGTTTTTATAGAGACGGATATTGTAGAACAGGAGATGATGACACAGGAAGTCATACAGTTTGCGCAAGAGTTACAGAAGAGTTTTTAGAGTTCACCAATTCAATGGGTAATAATTTAGATATGTTAGAACCTGGTGATAAGTGGTGTTTATGTGCGATGAGGTGGAAAGAAGCAAATGAACAAGGTGTTGCACCAAAAATTATAGAAGATGCAACAAACATTAAGACGTTAGATATAATAGATGGTGTTGAACAAGAACTCGATGAATATGCAAGAACATTAAAAAATGCGAGAAGACAAGGTGTTGGAATGAGATTTCCAAAGTCGGCAGTTAAATCAAACCCATCAAGATTCAGAAAATATAGTAGAGAAAAAATTAATGAATCAAAATTCTTTTATAGAAGAATTAATTTAGATGAGTTAGAAAAAATACTTCCGATTAATGCTCAACAAGTGTATTACGAAACAGGAAGTTATAAAGGATTCAAATACGATTTAACTTTAAGAGCGGTAGAAGCGATTATGTGGAATGATTATGAACTTGGGTGGGAAGATCTACCTGAACAAGAAGAAATTGATTTTGTTACGGAGGTTTCAAATATTTTTGAGGACAAAATTAAAGCCTTATATAATTTTTATAATAAAAAATAATGAACCTACAAGAACATATAAAAAAAGTATTAAGAGAAGAAGTTGGTTTAATTGACAGATTACGAAAACTATTTCCAAAGAAAGAACTTACAATCGAAGAGAAAAGAATAGATCTTATTGTAAGATACCTCATCCCAATGTTTAAATTACAATCACACAAAAATATAAACTCTGAAGGTCATAAGACAATTAGTGTAATAAGTTTTAATAGTGACGGTAATAGTACTGTAATGAAATATTATCCTGAATTTAAAAGGTTAGAATATACATGGGGGTTTGCCGAAAAAATACATAAAATGTTTCCACACAAAGATCTTTTACATTTAGATAGCGAGATGATAGGACAACTGTTCACAAGGTTATATAAAAAAAAGGTTGATAGAGTTGAAGGATATAGATACTTATCATAATATGAAAGATTTAATAAGATTAATTTTAAGGGAAGAAACCAACAATAATTTCTTCAAAGGATTTGACGTGTCAAAATTTAAGAATCAGGATCCACCAGATAACGAAAGTGAAGAAACCAAAAAAGAAATAAAATACTTACGATCAATTAAATTAAATAATAAATTCTTCAAAGAGAAAGATGATATCTTGGAGAACTTTACAGATTTTTTGGATGAGAAAGAAATTAAGTATGATAAGAAACTATTAAAGAAATTAATTGGTGAAGCCAAAGATATTATTTTAATATTAAAAGAGCATTATAAAAGACCAAGACCGTTTAAATTAGATAAAACATTTAAGGATCCGGCATTAAAATCAACCACAGGTTATTCTTATCCATCAGGTCACTCCACACAATCCAACTTGGTTAGCATGGTGTTAGGTAAAATGTATCCCAAATATAAAAAAGATTTCATTAAGATTGCGGAAGACATTATGTATTCGAGACAAATGGCCAAAGCACATTACCCATCAGATATAAAGTTCGGTAAGAAATTGGCAACGGCATTGTTTAATTATTTGGTTGATAAGAATTTAATTAAAGGTAATTTAAATGAGAATAACGATAGATTAACAAGTAGAAGGTTATTATACATTGCCGATGATTATATAAATAATCTAAATCCAAGAGATGTTTGTATGTATTGGTCCGGTAATGAGGTACAAGATTACACAAATGAAGCAATGGGTGAAATAGTAAGATTTACAAGTGATAAGATTTTTGATATAAAAAACTATGAAAACGATGTATTGTTTAATAGTGATAAGTGGCAAGAAGTATATAATATAACATACGATCTTCTGTTAGAATTAAACTACGATAATAAAATAAGGGATTTCTTTTATGAGTCACTTGATAACTGTGAATAAGATCCTCCACTAACAATGGGGGATTTTTTTTTCATATTTGTTTTGTAGTTCAAATATTATTTATATCTTTGTCTTATGGAAAAAGTATGTAACACTTGTAAGACATCCAAACCAATCTCTGAATATAGAGGTAGGAAACAATGTAAGTCCTGTGAGAACAAAGATAGGTACAAAAGAAACAAGTTAAGAAAACAGACGGACCAAAAGTTTTATGCTGAGTGGAAAGCAAAGGACGTAAAGAGAAAGAGAAGAAAAGAACGGGAGAATCCTATGACAGGGTTTATTCAAATTATGAGAGTTTGCGTAAGAAAAGGTTTAAGTAGAAAAGGTTACACAAAGAAATCAAGAGCATATGAAATATTGGGGGCTGAGTGGGACTTTGTTAAGAACTACATAGAGTCAATGTTTAAAGAAGGAATGACGTGGGAAAATCACGGAGAGTGGCACATAGATCATATCATTCCGATATCGTCAGGAAAAACTGAGGATGAGGTTATTAAGTTATGTCATTATAGTAATCTTCAACCACTATGGGCGGAAGAGAATTTACTAAAATCGGATAAGATATGATACAAGAAATATTAAGTAATATTGCCAATAAACATGGGATCAAGAATGCTATCAAGGCGGTTGGTAGTATAGATAGATATATTAAAATAATGTACGATGGTGATCTAAAATCATTCTATAAGAAATCAAAATTAGTGCCATATAAGTTTACTGACAATAAGATGACTCTTTATATTGATGATTTAATTGTTCAAATGTATGGTTTTGAGAACGATAGATTTGCGACAAATGACAAATCAAAAAAATTAGGTGATTTTAAATATGGATCCAAAGATCATATGTGTTATAAATTTGAGGCTCATGTATGTCCTCACTTTATGAGTGGGATGCCTAACTTTATGAATGGACAAAAAATGTGGAGAGTAGTTGGTTCAAGTGGTGATAGTGGATTTGGTTATTGGTGGATCACAAAAAAAAATACATTAGGTGTAAGACATAGAACACAGATTTATAAACAAATTATTGAAAGATTTAACTTAAATGATTACCTTTAAATAAATAAATAAAACAGAACAAAAAATGAAGACACCAGAAATTATTTTGATCGTGATATGGTCAATAGGATTATTGTACAATGCGTATATGCATGGAAAAGAAAAGGAGGGAACGTATAATGTTTTCGCATCTTTAATTGCGGTAGGAATATACTTAAGTTTATTAATGTGGGCAGGATTGTTCAGAGGTTAAAATAGAATAAGATGAAAGAAATAAACATTGATAAATGGGGTAAAGATAATTGGTATATTTTACCCACATTTTGTTACCATAAAGAATGGAAAATATTAACATTTCATTTCTTGAAATTCACATTTGAAATTTGTTTTTAACCTTTTAATCAGAATAAGATGAAAGAAATAATTGACACAATTTGTTTAACTATATTTGGTATTGCTTTACTATACTTTATTTATAAAGTCCATAAATTAAATGGTGAGAGAATTAGTGATGATGAAACAGAATATAAATTATATGATTTGATGTGGACTTCAAGTAAAAAACCTCAAAGACCAAGTCCAATTGTGGAAGGTAAGACAAAAAGCAATAAAAAGAAAGGTGATGGTAAAGGTAGACAAGCATCACCACCACCATTAAATAAAAAATAAATAAATTATGAAATACAGAAAGAAACCTGTAATCATTGACGCATGGCAATGGTTGAAAAATGGAGATGTTCCAGAAGCAAATACCCACCCAATAGATTCTGATACAGAATGGATTTGTCAACAATGTGGAAATAAAGCATCCCAACACAATAATTGCCCGACTTTAGAGGGATGGCATATAGTATGTCCTGGTGACTACATAATCAAAGGGGTTAAGGGTGAGTTCTATCCTTGCAAACCTGACATTTTTGAATTAACATACGAAAAAGCATAATTATGATGACAAAAGTATATTCAGCATTCCCTGGCTGTGGGAAAACAACATACTTCAACACAACAAACAGAAATGTGTTAGATAGTGACAGCTCCAAGTTTGATAAGAAACATTTCCCTGACAACTACATTGATCATATAGAGAGAAGTATTGCGGACCCGAAGGTAGATAAGATCCTTGTATCGTCACATAAGGACGTGAGAGATGCGTTATTAAAGAAGGGGATACCATTCGTATTGGTTTATCCTGATAGATCATTAAAAGACGAGTATATCCAAAGATACAAAGATAGAGGAAACAACGATGCGTTTGTCAAATTATTAGATAATAATTGGGACACATGGATGTACGAGATGGATCAAATGGAAGCACCCAAAGGTCAGACATTATATAAGGTGAAATTAGGTAAAGGACAGTATCTAACAGATGTAATTGATTAAAAGAATCCCTCACATAAAAGTGGGGGTTTTTTATATATGATATATTTATAGATATGAAAAAAGTCATAAGATTAAATGAGTCACAGTTAGAGGACCTGA